TAAGTATTGTCAAGAAATTAAAAAGCACTTAGCTGTATTTTACGGCTAAGTGCTTCATTTAGTGAGATATTAAATATTACCGAAGTCGACGTGTTTTTGCAGTTTCTGTTCTAAGTCTGAAATATCATATGTGTTGTAGACAATCAGATATTTATGCCACTTTCCGCCGCTGATTTTAACTGTTCCAGACTGACCGTCGTCATTATCGTCAATAATTAGTTCGGCAAACTCTTCACTCGAATGGACATTTACCGAAGGAACATCACGATGGATACCAATCAGCAGGTCGCAGATAGCGGCTTCGTTCTCAAATCGAACGTCAGGGATGATAACGTTTTCGTATGAGTTCTGCATAAGATGGATGAAGAATTCATCCATACAGAATCGGAAATATTCCGTTCCGAGAAGTTGCATGAATTTGCGTGGTGATAGTTCTTGGTAAAACCTACCATTGCGGGGGTCAGTGAATACGGGGAAAGGTCGCTGAAGGAATGATTTATCGTCCTTGGTGATAAGCCGAACCTCATCTGTTTCCAAAAAAGGAATCAGCCAGTTCTCGTAGAAATTACCGAAGCCACATGTGCCAAAAGGCATTGGCGTTTCTTTCTTGTCGCGCTCCAAGCAGTCGTTACCAAAGACGAATTTAGCAGCCTCGTGCAAAGGTCTTGCGAAAGACGCAATCGGCATATTTTTGAGTTTGCTTAAAATTTGGGCAGCGGTGTCTTTACCCACACCAGCTTTACCCACAATTCCTATAATCATGATATTTTCCTTGTTTGAGTGTTTATATTAATCCGCTCAGTCTTTCAAACTGAGCGGATTAATAAAGGATTTAGATTTTGCAAGCACCGCCTGCGCAACCATCATCCTCATCTTTGTCTGGGTCGAAACCACCCACAACAACTACGCCTTCGACGGCATCCAATGCGTCGAGGTTGTCCATATCGAACGTATCGTCTTTTTGTTCAGACATCATAAGTCCTCCAATTCATCGTGCGAAACATCGTCCTTCGCAACAATGACAGGTTCTTCTCCTGAAAGCAGACTGTCGTCGTTCACGAAGCTCTTGGCTGCATTATACGCCAACCATGCAATCAATGGGGCTTGTTCGAATTGATGTTCAACGTCAAAGCTGGTTGTATACTGCATGGCAGCCTGATAGTTGCTATGCTCAGTCACAACATCATCCGTTTCATCGTACATCCAGATGACCTGTTTAACACCCTGCCACACGTTGATTTGAGGCATCTCAAAATTGGCGAAATGTGTCGGTTTGGGAGGCTCGGCGGTAGAACCGCGATATTCCGAACCCACGTCACTCATCCACGCAAAGGCAGAAACCAGTCCGATTTGATATTGGTGTTCGGCAGGCACAAAGTCTGGTTCGTCTTCTTTATGAACGACAAACACCTTTTGAGCATTGCTGTCCCAAAAGAATGTGATGTCATTCAATTCAAAGCCGAACCATTTCTCGATACGATGCTGCCATGTGTCGGAATTGCTTTTGGATGCAACGGGGTCAGCCTTGAGGCGGGGTTCGTCCTTAATTGAGTTCTTGATGTCGTGCAACGAGTAGATGCGCACACCTTTGCCGCCGTACACGCTGTCCGCGTTGGTGTAGAACGCAACGTTCATACCAGTGATAAGGGCTGAGTTCAACGCGCTAGTGTGTTCCATCGGGAAGTCTGGGACGAATACGCTTTCACCTTTGCCCAGTCGTTTTTCATAAAGCTGTTGGGTAATCTCGGCAATAGCTGACGTTGTTGACGGATAATCAACGCCACTGTCATATGGTAATTTCATTGACATGTTATTCACCTTTCTTGACATCTTTGAGTTTATCAACAATCCGCATACAGAGGTCGGTGATAAGAATTCGTGTAGCGCGCTTATCTTCAATCGTTCGGTCTGTTGACGAAGATGGCTTAGACGAGTCGAGCTTAATCTGGGACACAACGCCTTTATGATTAATCACACACGAGCCATCCTCGTTAATATTGAACATTGCAGCACGAACCATGATGTCAGGATTAGCACCAACTTTGTTTCGGGCTTCAAACAAATCGTGGTCATCCGTGTACTTAGTACGAACGCCGTTTTGACGATTTTCATATTCGACCATGCCGAACACATCGCCTCCATCGCCGTCAATAAGGCAGTCTGTCAACCACTCACCCATATAGGTTGTGTCAAAAGGCGCAACGCTGAAGTCGCTCATGGTTAACAACAAGTGAGAGATTACTTGGTCTGCGATTTTTTTAGATGATGTACCGACCAACACATAGCCGTCGTTAACCAAGAACATAACTGGTACGGTTGTCGTTTTAATTGGCGCGGTTGGCAAATGTTTAACCAGATAGTCTTCTTCCCAGTCCTGTCGCAATTTTCGTGGCGCACGTTCACTACCTGTATCGTTACAGTATTCTTTTTCCTTAGACGCAACGTAATCGCGAATAGAACTTGAAGGAATCACGCGCTCGCGAATAACCACGGTCAATTCTGGCGTACCATACTTTTCACCGAATACAACCACACCACTTTCCGCCTCATCGGGATACAGGCATGGATGTGGCGCAATATAAGTTATGCTGCCAGCCAAACCTTGAGGCTCAATCGGTTTGAGACTTGCCTTGATGCCAGCGAACTCGACTTCGCCTGTCAGTTTGTAGGGGATAAACGCTTTCATGACCTACTCCTTAGAGGTTGATTGCTACGGATTGCACACGTTGCCAAACGGTCTTGTCAAAGAACGGCTGGAAGCATGTTTGGAACGTGCCGATGTAGAGCGGGTATTGACCGATTTCAAATTCGACAGTTGCTTCTTTAACAATCGTGCCGCACGTTGGATTGATTGCCAACACAATAACGCCAGTCACTTTGTTTTCAAACAAAGCGGGGTACTTATCGGCGGTAACGGCTTCTTCAACTTCATCCTTTTCGGCGTTTGCCTCGAAGATTTGAATCGCTTGCTTACCGCTTTCAGTGATGCCGTAAAATGCCGTTACGCCAAAATCATGGACGAGTTCGACATAGCGGTGACCGAGCAAGCGTGCGAGCTGTGCGAACTGGTTTTCCGACAAAAGCGCACCCACTTCTAAACATTGGTCAGGGCTTTGTTGAATTGTCTTCAGCAATTCATAATCATCTTTATTGATAACCATTGATTTCTCCTAATTGATTAAGGGGTTTGAGGATAATACGCTGAATTCCTACTAATTCGAGCGTTGTTTTACAGTGGTAGCATACTTCTTTTCCCCCGTATACTTCCATCCGACTGTTTTCAAAATCGGGTTCGGCGACGAGCGTCTTGTATTTAAGAAGGGCTGCCAATTCGGCATGGGAGGGTTGCTCACATTGCTCAACACACTTTTCATAACCTTGATTAATGCTTTGCCCATTGCGTGGACAGATGTGTTGCGCTGGTTGCTTCTTGATACCGTTTGTGCCGAGGAATATACCGTGAGGTGTATGCAGGGCGGCGATGATTGTTTTGTCATAGCAGGGGAATACACCATCCTTAGCATGAATATCCTGCATCACTTCAAAGGTTCGTCTTTTGAAATAGTCAGCTCTTTCTTGGAGGCGAGCTTCTTTTTTCTCAGTCGGCATACACAAAGCTTTTGCAACGATTGCATCAATCAAATCAGTGTTGTCTGGGTATAGCGTTTCACCCGATTTATTTTGCGGTTTGCCTCCCGTTTTAGCGTACCCATCAGACTGCGTTTCACCCGATTTATTTTGCGGTTTGCCTGTCCGCTTCACCACCAGCTTGCCTTTGGCACTACGATAAATGGTATCTCTGCAAATATCTTCCGCCGAATAACGAGGGTCAGCAACGATTTCTGCGGGTGAGCATATTAAGATGCTATCTAAACCGTCATATTCCTGTGCCATTTTGACGAATGCTTCATGCATCGCCAAAATGGTAGCCTTGATATTACGCCCTCTGCGTACTGACGAAGTATACTCGCCAGTCTCATCAATAATCACGGCTGTCACGCTTTTACCTTCAATCATATTTAACCCTTCCATTCAATAGCCGTTACCACGCAGAAGACAACGAATGTTTTTCGATTTTCATCGAAAATGTCATACACGGAGACGGTGAAGTCGCGCTTGTACGCCTCGCTACGCATCTGCTTAAAGTAATTCGCAACCTGACTGCGCATAGAGTTCTTCAGCTTTTTCAGCTTATCTTCCGTCGCCTCATCGACGTGCAGGAATCGCGTCGATGTGTAGGTTTGACCAACTTGCAACCGCCACAATTCCCACTCGACTGTACCGAGTTTCGGAGTCTTATGAACAACCTTTTTTGTTGCATAACTCCCGCGCTTTGTACCTTTCTTCACGCCACGCGTTTCAAATTTTTGTTCCATTTTCAAATCCTTTTGTTTCTAAGAAGTGTGACCATTATTGTCGGCACGGGCGGCGCTGTCAAGATTTAAATCTCAATTATCGTAAATATTGTTGTTTTAATTCAAAATTAATTTATTTCAAAAGATATTATTCGATTTGACTTGTGCCGCATTTATAATTTTATATCGGGAGAGAGCCTGTCTAGGGGTGAAAATTTTATATCGGGAGAGAGCCTGTCTAGGGGTGAAAATTTTATATTGGGAGAGAGCCTGTCTAGGGGTGAATTCGCAGGTGTGTTTGTTGATGAAATCAAACGCGTAGCCTGCCAAATAATAAGCAGCGGGAATGAATCGGCGGAGTAATTCAGGGATAAATGAAAGGCTATGGGCGGATAGCTATAATTAATAAAATAACTATTTACAAATTATTTTTATTGTGCTATTCGCGCGTTCATTAATTGCTTTTTTTTTCGATAAAATTGCTGGTGAAATCAAATCATCTTTAAAGTAATTCCTTTTAAATTCAACGATTTACAATTAAATTTAAAATATTTTAGAAATAAGTATTGTCAAGATTTTAAAAAGGCGTATAATTCAACTTATCGAAACAAACACGAAAGAAAGGATTTTTGAAATGCGTGAATTTGTTTTAAATATCGGTTTGAAAACATCACCTCATTTTACACTTGGTGGAAAAATGGAAGATTTACACGCGGGTAATGTTTTGGCGGCTTTGCCTGTTTTTAACATTGATTTTGATTGCGCCAAAATTGCGCAATCCGAAACAGAAAAGACCTTGATTTTAAGTGGTCGGTCGGATACGGAATATCTTGATTTTGAGAAAGCTATCAAAGGTCTGTCCGATGCTTTACGGCAAGATTGCATTGCAGTCTATTACCCGCAATCAGGCAGCGGTGTGTTGATTGGTAGTCGGTCAGATGATTGGGGTGTATTTGATAAACAATATTTTATTGAATAACGGAGCGGATTATGAAATACAAGCATATGAATGAACTTAAAACCAGCATTCAGTATGACGTCGCAATACCTGTATACAAGCGGCATGATAACTTGGATGAGTATTTAGCATACGGTTATATGGTGGTCGTCGAGCCGACCGAAAAGGAATTGGTACGTTATCCGTCCAAAAATCCCCGAACAATCCAAAATCATTTGCAAAACGCCATCTATGTAAAAGCGACAGACGCCGGTAAAGCGGCGTGTGATATTAAAAAGGATTAAGCAAAATGTATAAAGTCGTCAAAAAAAAATCAAGCCCAGCGAAGGATTTGATTGCGTTTAAAGCTATTGCGCGGCGTACATATATGCGGGGTTGCACAAAAACGACCACCGCGGGATATAAGTATTACTATTGTGCGAGGCAAATAGGTAAGGAGCTATGGGTGTTTAAAAATGAGTCGGCGTTTACATCGGACTGTGATGATTTAAATTTATTACAAATCATAAAGTTAGATAATGACACCCCATTAACAAATGATGAAATTTATGCCATTGCATTAACAGCTATTTAAGGACTAGTCAAAATGTATGCAACAATCCAAACAACAAACCAATCCGCATTTAAAACCGTTGCGGGCGCAATCGTTGATATTAAAACAATCGGCAAAAAGCTGGGCATTTTTGTCATTTTTGAAATTACCATCAATTGCGGGCTGAAAGATATTGATTTTGATGCCCTGCGAAAAATGCCCGATTGTCTTGTAAAAATGGACGGTCAACCGTATCCCGATAATTGGTTAACGGTGGATTCCGCCGCGCTGAAAAACAACGCGCCTTCAGGCGGTGTGTATGTGTCCTCAATGGGCAATATTTACCCCATTATCCCTTTCCGACGCGGCGACGTTGACTATTACCAATACGGTGATTATGAGGTCATGGCGCAATCTTATACACAATGGGCATTGACGGAAACCCGAAACCTCTTGCGGCAAGGCATGCAAAAAGAAGCCGAAAAACGCTTTTTGTCAAAATATTGGACAAAGGTTAGATAAACTCTTTAAATTAATTTCCTTTAAAATTAATACTTTACAATTAAATCTAAAATATTTTAGATTTAAGTATTGTCAAGATTTTAAAAAGGCGTATAATTCAATTCATCGAAACAAACACGAAAGAAAGGATTTTTAAAATGAATACCGAAAAATTCAAAGACGTTAAAGGCGTTTGTAATGATTCTTTTGTGTTGTCGCAAATTGATGCGTATTTGAAAGAAAACGCGGCTGATATTCTCGAGGATATTGTGCATTCAATCAGCATCAAACATAAAGGCGGTATAGCCATTGCTGAAATTTATGGCAGTTGCTATGCGCATGAGGACGCTTTTGAAATCAAAGTAATTTCCAACGATGAAGAAATTGGATATTGTGAAACTCTTCATTCCAGCTATTTGTAATACTTAATTTGACCCACTAACAGACTGTAAACAGTCTATAAACAACAAAAAAAGGAAAACCCCATGAAAAAGAATCACGTTGCAAAAATTGCCGCCCTGCGCAATGCGTTGACTAGCCATATTTATCGCCAAGGGCCAATGATTGAAATCATCAACGACTATTTAGGCAATGAACTCGATTTTAAGATAACTGACACAATCAACTATCGTGGGCATGCGAGTAAACACATCGTCATTAGCGACGGCAACGGTGACGAACGTGAGATTATTGCCGAATATTGCTGCGAAGCGGACGAGTTTACTTTTGACAAAATTGGTTTGGGTGAGACTGTGTACAACAGTATCAGCCAATTGGCAATCGGTATCAAAAATTTTAATCGTATCAAACGTAAGCAGGCATGGATTGTGCCAATTACCATTACGGTTGACGGCTGTTGGCAGTTTTGGAAAATCTTAATCAGCTATAACAGCGTTATCGCCGCTTGGAAAACGACAGCCAACACAATCTATTTGCAACCAAGCGCACACAAATATAGCAATACTACAAGCCGACATTTGTCTGATTTTGAGCATTATGTAAATGATGAATTAAAGGCTCGAGAGGAAACATCAATTTTGAAATACGCCAGTTTTAAATATTAAACAGAGGGTGGTGTAAAATGGAAAAGGTAACAATTCGTGATTTTTTAGAAAAAATTGATAGCTTGGACGACGTTTTTGAAAAAAATCAAGACGTTATGTGTGATTTTTTCGTAAACTCACTTATTGGATGCAAGGGGCAATGCTATACCCACCTCTACCTCGATTTACATGACGGCTGTATTTTCCAAAACGTTGAAGCATCTAGTAATACATGGTTGGAACGGGATGATGACAGCCTCGTCGAGATAGCCGCCGATGAGGGATGGGGGTATGATTTGGATGACGATGAAATCGAACATTTGCGCAATGGCTACTTGTCGGATTTTGGATACAACGAATGGCTGAATCAAGTTGCTGAAAATATCCAATACAAGGCAATTTACGAAGAGGGCGAGTTATGCAAAAATTAATCTATATTAGCGCGTTATCCTGTTTGTTTGCGGGTATCCAATCGGCAAATTTAGCCACGTTAGTTCTAACCTTTTTGGTGGCCTACGTCTTAATCGAGGCCGCAGATACGATGTGAAAGGATATATGATGGAAAGATGGAAAAAAATTGAAGCCGTATCCATTGACGGGTCGATGGACAGCCAAGACGCGGCGCACGATATAAATTGCATTGCGTGTTGTAGTGGTTTTACATATGCCAAAAATGAAAGCGAGTTGTCCACTTTTAAAAGATTTTTTGAAAAGCAAATCGCGTTATATTCCAAGTCTATTCGAGACGGGTTGCAACTGGTAATAACGGATGTTGATTCGAGCGACGTAGTACGATAAGCAAGAAACCGCCTGATGTAATATCAGGCGGTTTCTTTTTGCGCGTTTCTTTTGCGCGTTTCTTTTGTTAGGATTGTTAGGATGATATGACACACGCCGGCTGATTGTATCCTAACAATCCTAACACGTTTATTTTAAAGCTATTTACCCAGCCGCCTGATGGCGGTTTTATTTCGTCTATCATAAATGTTAACTTATAAATTATAACAATCTAACAATTTATATAGTGTATATCTATCAAGGCTTTATGCTATTTGCGCATTATCAAACACTATAACAAATCAATATAAATTAAAAATAAATCAATCGCATCACATAACAAGACGCACGCGCCCGCCGCTGACCGCCGTCAAAAGGAAGAGGTCGAAATGTAAAGATGAGGCGGTCTTTACAATGGCTCTTTCAAAAAGGTACTTTCCAGCGGCGAGCGGTGAGCGGTGCGGTCGCAGAACCCCCGATTCCGAGAATGCGCCGATTTTGAATGGTCGGTAGTCCTTGATTTTTAAGGAAATTTTTATGCCGTTTAAAAATAAACGGATGATTGGAAAAAATTAGTTTGTAAAAATCCTTATGAATCAATTATTTACAGAGGCAATTTTGAAAAATGAATTTTTCGACGACTTAAAGCGTTGATTTTTATGACTTTTTCCAAAGTGGCGAAAATTGTACCAAAAATCTGAAAATCCAGATTCTCAATTTCGCGCGTAGAGCGTCTCAGATTGAATTTCTCCCTCGGGGTAGGGGTAGGTATAGGGGAGGGTATAAAAATCGCTCTGAGGGTGCTTTTTGGGGCAGGAATCGCTATTGAGGTGTTTTTCCAACTCCGCAAGAGCCAATCGAGGGTCGTTTTCGCCGACAGACTGATTGTGAAATAGTGTTAGTTTTTGTAGTATTTGTGTTAGTACCAATGCGAGTTAGTACCAAAATGGGTGATTTTTGCTGTTTTCCTTAAAAATCAACGACGTATCAAATTTGTTAGGATGTTAGGTTGTGTTATTTTGCATCCTTACAAAATTTCTTCAATATTTCCAAGGACTTAACCCCTATTTGTTAGATGTTAGGAAAATCCTTTATTTTCTTATATATAAAAAAAAAGAGAGAGAGAGAGGGGAATATATAAATATATAAGTCGCTATACGTTACGTTATGTATAGAGATATGAACGTTTTTTACTAACATCTAGCAAAAAATGGAAGTTGTTGATTTTTATTGTTTTTTTGTTTTTTTCTCAAAAAAAAATTTTGTTAAAGTCCAAAAAGCACCCTTGCATTTGGCAAAAAAAAAGACAAAAAAGCGTTGTTGAGAAAAATTCTCATTTGGAAAATGCCATCATTTTTTATGATGAATTTATAAGTATTTTTAAAAATTTAAAACCAAGAATCGAAAAAATTGAATTTCCGAAACTCAAAAAAATTTCCAAAATTGGCAAATTGAAATTTTCTCGAACACAATTTTGGAAAATTTCTGAGTTTTCAGACCCAAAAACAGCCCATTTATTTGTTAAGAATTCCTTACATATGTAAATCGACAAGGCTTGATTGACATTGAAGTCGATTCTGACCTACAATCGCGTCAAATCCCTCTATTTAATAGGAAAGTTAAAAAAAAATGACTAAACGTTACTATAAAGACACGGCGTTGCCTCTCATGCGCAAAGGTTTTGAGGTTGTGCCAATTACACACGGTAAAAAATACCCAGAAGGAATCAACTGGGCGAATTTGCCACAGACCGAAGCGTCATATGAGAAGATGCTCCAGATGTTTGGGGATAAAGCTGGTCTTGGTGTTGTTACAAGCAACCATTTGCTCGCAATAGATATTGACGTTTTAGACCCACACGCAGCGCGAGAGCTTATTCAATATGTTCGTTCAATGCTGTCTACCGACAAAATCATGGTTCGTCGGGGTAAGAAACCAAAAGCACTGATTCCATGCTACGTCTCACAGCATATTGGTAAAATCATGTCTTCCACTTGGCTGTCTGAAAAGTATGGTCGTATGCAAATTGAATTACTGAATAACAGTAAAGGAGGTTCTCGCCAGTTTGTAGCGTTTGGTGATTATCCTGATGATGAAGGTTTGCATTACGAGTGGGAAAATGACTATTCATTGCTCGATATTGAACGTGTTGAAGACTTGCCGACATTCAAGCCTGAAATGATTCAGCCGCTTTTTCGATATTTTGATGACTTAATGTATCGAAACAATTATGAGCGTATCTCTGTCAGTAACTTACATCTGGTTGGGTTGGAAGATGTGCATATTGAAGATGATGAAGATGCTGATTATGACCTTTATAATGACTCCAAGCGGGTGAATATTTCGGACGAGCGCGTTGAAGAAATCGTGAATTCGCTAACCGAAGGATTCTACGATACTTATGAAAAATGGGTCAGCATTGGTCAAGCCATTAAATTCCAGATTGACGATTCGAAGAAAGGTTATCAAATTTGGAAAAAATGGTCACAAAAAGCAATCAACCCTACAACAGGTAAACCGTATGACATCAAAGATGACCAGCTTCGTGCCAAGTGGGATAGTTTTCGCAATAACCGCTCAAACGTAATAACGTTCGCAAGCGTTTTGTACGATTACTATACTTCATCAAAGAACGAAAACTTCACCGAGACCTTTGAGAACCTGAAGAGTATGTTCGAAGAGTGTGACGACATCCGCAAGTACGACGAACTCGTTGTCGAAGCGTCATATAACCGATTCACCACGGCGCAACAGAACGCCATCGAGCGTATTATTGCTCGAACATACAGCCGCTTGTATGGTGAAAAAATCAGTATGAGTGCGGTTCGAAAAACGCTCACTGAGGCTATTGAACAATTCGAAACACCTGAATATATGAAGAAATGGGTGTATGTGCTTAATGGTGACAAGTTTTACGACATAAACGAGCGTTTATCCGTATCACCAGCATCATTCGATACGCTGATTTACCACTCCGTACCCGATGCAATGTCGATGAAAATGCGCCCGCAGGACTTGGCATTGCGCGCTTACAAAATTCCGAAAGTCATTGATGCTGTGTATATGCCTACGATGGGTAGTTTGTTCAAATTTAGCGAACGCTCGAAGTATCAATACATAAACGCATACAATGGAGATAACGCGCCGGACGAGCCAGCAGTGTTCTCAAAAGGCGATTTGGAAGCCATTGAACTGGTTGAAAAACATTTTGAACACATGATTGAAGACCCTCGTGAACGCGAAATTTTCCGCCAATGGGTTGCTTATCAGGTTCAATACACTGGTTATACACTCGGATGGGCGGTATTCCTGCATGGCGTTGGTGGTGACGGTAAATCGTTCTTCCACTACCTGATTTCGGCGATGATTGGTAAGGAGAACGCTAAAATCGTATCGCAGGACGCGATGAAGTCTGGGTTTACGAAATGGGCGACCAATCTCAGCTTTGGTACGGTTGAAGAGGTTCATTTGGCTGGTGTCAAAGGCGTGGAAATCTACGATAAGTTGAAAACCATCATTGCCAGCCCAACCATTGCAATGATTGCTAAAGGTAAGGATGAAATTAACGTACCGAACACGGCAAATTATCTGTTTTTGAGTAACCGATTGGCTGCGTTGCCGATTGATTCATCAGACCGACGTATTTTTGCCATTTACTCGCGCTGGCAGGAAGCCAGTAAGATTGAGCAGTTCAAGAAAGAGAACCCGAAATACTATCCTGACCTGCACAATACTTACAAAAACCATGCGGGCGCGCTGCGCAAATACTTCCGAACTGAAGTCAAAATCAGCGACGAGTTTTTGGCATACTACGACGCGCCACGCACGGTATCACGCCAACGCCTGATTGGTGAGAACATGCCCGAGTCGATACAGGAGCTACTGGAAATCGTTGCTAAAAATGACGACCCGTTCTTGTGTGAAGAATTCCTCGACGTGAAATATTTCCGCCAAATCAAACTGGCGGATAAAAACTTCAAAGAAACATATTTCCGCTGGCAGCAGTATTTAGTGCCGCTTGGTTATGAGCTTGTAATTAATGCGGTACGGATACCTGAGATTGATAAATCGTATCTACACACGATTTATTCTAAAAATCCAAACCGTTTCAAAAACGCATCGGTTAAGTTGTCCGCCGCGATACGCCAATACGTTGAGGAAGCCACCAATCCCGAGCTTAAATATGACGAAAAGTTTGATACTGCCGCAGATGATGTGAGCGAAGACGAATTGGACGATTTATAAAAAAAATGTTGTGCATTGTCGTGAAACACGGTAATATGCAATCTCCTAAACCAAATATGTTTGTTAACCACCAACTAAAGGAAACTTAAAATGAAAGAAATCACATTTACCCAACTCGCCGCGATTATGGTTGCTCTAACCGAAGCTCTCGACCGCAACACAAACGCCCTGCTGTCGCAACAAGGTCTGTCGCCGAAACAAGAAAAAGCTTCACAGGAAGCTGTGAAAGAATCTGCCGAAGAACGCGAAGAATCAGTGGATGTTCCCAGCGAAGAAGCGGAAAGCAATGATGCCGAAATCACCATGGATATGGTTCAATCGGCATTGCTCGATGTGAAGGCTAAACACGGTGCTGATGCAGCTAAAGCCATTCTGAAAGAAGTTGCTGGTGTAGCCACTGTAAAACGTACACCTGAAGACAAGTATCAAGACGTAATTGATGCCTGCACAGCAAAAATGGAAGAAGAGGTAGTTGAAGAAAAAGCGGAAGAACCCGTTACTCCGAAACACTCCCTCGAAGATGTGAAGACTGCTGCCAAGGAACTCGGCGCATTGGGTCGTGAATATCTCGAAAAAGCTAAGGAAATCATCGCAGACGTAGGTGGTGCTGCCAAAACAGCGGATGTTCCTGTCGAAAATTATGACAAGTTGCACGAAGCATTGGTGACTGCCAAAGAAGCCGCCGAATCCGATTTGTAATCCGAACAAAGAGCGGTTAATCCGCTCTTTTTTTTGAGGTTTTTTTTATGAAAATTACTGAAATTAAGCTTGACGGGCATTCCGTGTTCTCACCGAGTTCGAGTGAGATGTGGCTAAATTGCTCAGGTAGCCTATTAGCGAATCTGGCGATTCGCACAACAGAAGGTGATGGTTCGTCTGAGGTTGCCGCCGAAGGAACTGTGGCGCATGAAATGGCTGAGATTTGGTTAAATACGGGCAGGCGACCTATCCAACATATTGGTGATGTTCGAACAGTCAACGGGTTTCCCATCGAGGTAACTGAGGAGATGCTCGATTATGTGGCTGAATATGTGAACTGGTGTAACGACCAAGAAGGTGATAAGTTCGTTGAAGTGAAGGTTGATTTTAGCCACTTAACACCCATCCCGAACCAAAAAGGCACGTCCGACCATGTTTGCTGTCGTGAGGATAAGCTGACAATTACCGACCTGAAGTACGGCATGGGTGTCACGGTTGACGCTGGAAATAACACGCAGTTGCAGATATACGCGCTTGGTGTGCTGCACGATTTCGGCTTCCTGTACGACTTCAAGACAGTCGAGATGCGAATCTGCCAGCCACGACTGAATCATTTCTCAACGTGGGAGATTAGTGTTGACGAATTGCTGGCTTTTGGCGAGTACGTCAAGGAACGCGCTCAAGCAGCACTTGAGCCGAACGCCGAGCGTGTGGTTACCGAGAAGGGTTGCCGTTGGTGTCGTGTGAAAGCGCAATGCCCAGCGCAAGCGCGTTACATTGAAGAGCTTATCGGTGATAAATTTGACGCTGAAGAGCCTGTTTCGGAGCGTATTGCCAACGACACTTATTTGGCAAAACTGCCAGAAGTTGACGAATTGAGCATGAAAGACGTGGAAAAGATTTACAGCAAAATCAAAATAGTTACGTCTTTCTTCACTGAAATCGAGAAAAAACTGCTTGACTTCGCTCTGAAAGGCGGTAAAATGAGCGCATACAAGTTAGTCAGCGGCAGGAAACAACGGAAATGGGTTGACGAAACCCATACTCTTAATTTTATTCAGCAAGATACAGTATTTGATTTGGATGAATTCCAGCCAAGACAACTTGTTAGCGTGGCACAAGCCGAGAAACTCTGCAAACGTCACAAAATCGACTTCGAAGCCCTCCGAGAATTGGTAGATGAATCAAGTGGAAGACCCACCATCGCGCCAATCGAGGATAAGAGACCTGCGTTAAGCATTATCGACATGGATTCGAAATTCGACGAATAAAGAGAAGTGGGCGACACTCTTTTAAATAACACGCCCTTCAGTTTACGGGTGTCAACTGGTAGCTTTCATACACTTTCACTGCCAGCGTCGCTTGCCGAAGCGACCACCCACCCATAACCAGAGAGTAATATCAGTTGGTAGATGGCTTGCCTTGGAAGCAAGAGGTCGTAGGTTCGAGTCCTACCTCTCTGACCATTTATTTGCTATCGTGTGGACGGCAAACAAAAGAAAGTCCATTTAATTTTTTTTAATGTTAGGAAATAAAATGTCAAATTATAAACGTAAAGTTGGTTGTTTGGTTGAGTACAATGACGGTACTGTGATGCTGAAAAACGTGCCTACATGGTACGCCCGAATTGACAATCCCCGTGCTTTTGAAGAAGGTGATAAGAAAAAATTCAGTCTGACCGCTTTCTTGGACAAAAAAGAGCATGCCAAAGAAATCAAAATCTTGGAAGATTTGATTCGTGAACACATGGCGAAAGGCGAAGACTGGGAAGATGTTGCAGTCAAAAACCGTTGCTTGCTCGACGGTAGCCGTGTTAAAAATCTCCCCGAAGACAGCGATATTCCCGACCACTATCGTATCCGATTCTCCGCCAATGAAAGCTTCCCTCCTGCTGTACGCAACAGCGCAGGCACTAAGCTGAACCGCCGCGTCCCTGAAGACATGGAAGAAATTGAAGAATTGAACCGCAATGGTCGTCATATGACAATTCTGTTTGACTTCTACGGCTGGAAAAATGCAAAATTTGGTGCGGGCATGACTCTGAATCTCTTGGCAGTTCAGGTTCATAACAAACAAACTGATTTGAAATTAGGCGCAAGCGGCGGTAACGAAGGTGATAACGCCGATTGGGACTCTGAAGACGACGAATTCTAAACCCGTTGCAACCACCCAGCAGAAAAGCTCTGCTGGGTATTTTGTTACCTATTGGTACTGGCACACGTCCATAATGGCTGCTGTCGTCTAACCAAACACAAAGGAAAATTATCATGTTTGGCTATCGCTCAAACGTTGTAATCATGGATATTGAATGTTATCCAAATTACTTCTTGGTCGCATTCCGCGACACTCTAAATCCAGAAAACACGAAACATTTTGAAATGAGGAATGATTCCTCAAAACTCGATACTGCTGGTATCAAACAATGGTTACGTTCATCCACAGTAATCACATTCAACGGTAACCACTATGATATGCCGCTGCTTATGTACGCCTTAGAGGGTGTCAACAACGCCGAGCTTAAGGAAGCATCCGATTTGCTGATTGGCGCAGACTATATCGACGAGAACGGTAAAAAGCAAAAACGTGAATCGTTGCGCTCGTGGGAATTCATGCGCCTGTATGAACTTGAATACCCACCATATATGCAGCACATTGACATTTTTGAAATCCCAGCAGGCACACTTAGTCTGAAGGCGTATGCTGCCCGAATTGGTTGCCAGAAACTACAAGACCTTCCGATTGATGCAGACAAGACCCTATCTCTTATCGAGATGGACGACATCGCAAAATACTGCGATAACGATACGGTGAACACTTTGCGCCTGTATGAGACGGTAAAAGCTCAGGTAGACTTGCGTATCGAAATTTCGAAGCAGTACAAAATTGACGTTCGTTCCAAGTCGGATGCTCAGGTTGGTGAAGCCATCTTTAAACACGTCATCGAAAAAGACCGTGGTCGTAAAATCTACAAACCTGACCCGAGTTCAATTAAGCGTCGGTTCAAATACGATATTCCTGACTTCATTTATTTCGAACACCCAACGCTTCAGGATTTGCATGATTTGCTGAAGCGTACTGTATTTGAAATCGAGCCATCTGGTCATGTGAAAATGCCGCAAGAGCTTACCGCCATGAAGATTCAGATTGGTAAGGGTCTCTACACAATGGGTATCGGCGGTCTGCATTCCAATGAGAGTGGGCAGGCTATTATTGCTGCCGAAGACGAAATCATTTGCGATGCCGACGTAACGTCATATTATCCATCTATCATTATCAACGGTGGTTATTACCCCGAAAACTGCGGTCTCCCCTTCCTGCGCAACTACACTCGCTTCCGCGATGACCGTGCTAAGTGGAAGAAGCTACCAGAGAAGCAGACTATCTGTAACACATACAAGATTGTCCTGAATGGTTCGTTTGGTAAGCTGTCGTCGATTTACAGCTTCCTGTATAGCCCGAAAATGATGATTCAAGTGACCATCACGGGTCAGCTTTGCTTGCTGATGCTCATTGAGCGTATCGAGAAGGCGGGTTTGCGTATTGTTTCGGCTAACACCGATGGTATTGTGATTTACGGCAAGAAGAATGACTTCTGGAAAGCCGAGCGTGAAATCCACTTGTGGGAAATCGAAACGGGATTCAACATGGAATTCACTCAATATCTGGCGATTTACAGTCAATCGGTAAACAGCTACCTTGCGCTCAAAGCCCCAGCAAAAGGCGAGACAAAACTCAAGTGGAAGCGCAAAGGCGACTACGCCGAACGCGGTTTGAGTCAATCAGGTAACGGTCAGGTTTGTATTGAGGCTGTTATGGCTTACCTCGAACGCAATGTGCCTATCCGAGAGAGTATTGAGGGTTGCACGGACTTCCTCAAATTCACGAACTTCCAGCAGGTAAAAGGCGGCGCATACAAAGACGGTCAATATCTTGGCAAGGTCGTGCGCTGGTATTATTCAACTCGGACGCAAACAGCCATCGTGAATGCGAAGGGCAACAACGTTCCGCTTACCAAAGGCGCGATGCCTGCCATGGACTTACCAGATGAATTTCCGTCGGATATTGATTATGACTGGTATGTGCGCGAAGCTTACTCGATGCTTGAACGGTTGGGTGTGCGAGGCGTCCCGAAGGAATCCCGTGCTTTTGGTCTCGTTGAAGGAGGCGGTCTTAAATGGGGTCGTCGCGACGGTCAGCAGACGTGGCATCGGATTGACCTGTCAACTAAAGATGCGCTGTGTGAAGCACGTCTTAAAGACCGACATGATGAATGGGTTTATGCCGATAAGTTACCAGCAGATAGTCGGGTCTGCGGTAAATGCAAACGTAAATGAAGACCCTGAGCCAACGCGAAAGTCGCATTGAGAAAACCAGCCGCCTGCTTGCCGAAAAGCGTGGCTGGTTTCAGGTCAAAATTGAACGGGCGAGCATAAACGGTTTCCCCGACCGACTGTTTATCAAAAATGGGAACACCATTTACGTTGAGTTCAAGAATGACGCTGGTAAATTGCGTCCTGAACAGGAACGAGTAATTGACACTATGCGCAAACACGGTGCAAGTGTCTACGTCATTTCCACTCTGGAGGAAGCTGATGTCATATTTAGATAAATTGAAATCACGTTTTAGCAACGTTGAGTTGGGTGAACATCACTTGGATGAATATCAACTCACCGCCATCGAGTTCTTGAAGACTCACCCAAGAAGCGCATTGTTCATCGACACGGGTCTTGGCAAAACGGCGATATGCCTCAAATTGATACGAGACCTTATTGACGACGACAAAATCAACAAAGTGCTGATTATCGCCCCTCTGAAGGTAGCCAATCAGACATGGGGGGATGAGATAGCAAAGTGGTCGTTCTCCGCGCCACTCAGCTACAAACTGGTGCGAGCTGAACATATCATTGAGGCGGTAAACGCATACGCGCGTAATGAGAAAACACGTCCGTTTAATGAATCCGACCTGAAGAAAATAAGCCGAAAGGTAAACACTAGGGTTAATAAGTTTTTGAGAAATAACCCTGACATATCTGAATTGGATAAAAATACTCTGATTGCCAAAACACAACTCGCCGTCGAGAAAGAATATCGCAAATGGTTGACCGAAACGGCTCGTGTTGAGGCTGCTGGTATTCAGGTTCGAAAATACGAGCGTGAAAACCCTACGGTGATACACATCATAAACCACGAGATGCTTGAATGGCTCGTGAATGCGTGGGGTGCTAATGATTGGATTTATGATTGCGTCATTTATGACGAGAGTGACGGCATCAAGGATGCAACAACGAAGCGTTGGAAAGCACTCAATTCAATCAGGCATAAAACCACCCACTTTTACGAACTCACCGCAACACCAGCAGCCGAAAACCATCTTGGTTTGTTCGCCCAGATAAAATTGCTCGATGGGGGTGAGCGTTTAGGTCGCACGATGACCGAGTACAAAGAGCGATATTTCAACGTGAATCCGTACAACTACAAAATCACCTTGAAAGACGGTGCTGCTGATGCGATAGCTGATGCGATTTCCGATATTACGCTCGTGATGAAGCAGGAAGATTACCTAAAAGACATACCGCCTTATGTTGTGGAAGACGTGCTATATGATTTGCCTGAGAAACAAAGGGAATTGTATAATGCTATGAGCAAGACAGGTATGATTGAAGTTGATGGTCGTGAAATCATCGCCGAACAAGCGGGTGCTGTTTTGCAGAAAATGATGCAGATTTGTGCTGGTTTTGTTTATGAAGGAACTGAGTCAATCAGCGATTTCGGCAGTATTATAAAAGACAGGCAAATTCACTATTTGCATATCTCTAAAATCGAAGCTCTGCGGGAATTAATGGCTCGTCATCCAGAGGATAATTTCCTCATCTCCTACTACCATCAAGGCAGCTTAAATTTGTTGCAAAAACATTTCCCAGAAGCGGTCAAGATGGATAGGCAGGGTACGCAGAAAGCATCATGGAACCGTGGCGAGATTAAGATGTTGCTGATGCACCCTAAATCGGGCGCACATGGTCTCAATTTGCAAAAAGGCGGTCATATCGTAATCAATTTCGACGTATATTTCAGCTATGGACAGTATTACCAGTTCCTGCGGAGGCTCGCGCGACGCGGGCAGGAGAATGACAAAGTGCTTGTCTACAATCTGCTGGCAGCCAATACATACGACGTGGTTGTCAAAAAGGCTTGCTGGGAAGGTAAACGGAATACTCAGAACGTATTTTTTGAACTGATACAGAAATGCAAAAAGGCTTTAAAGCATGGCTAACATGAAGAAGGCGTCGACGGCATTGTTGCTCGGTAATGGCACGAATGCCACACTGACAATCGACGACATTTTGAGCAAGGGCGTGACTATTAAGCAAGCCGCCCTGATTTTTCACGTCCATAACACAGAACTCGGCAACCTTGTGCGAAAGGCGAAGATTCAACCGTCTGGTACGCGTAACGGTGCTGATATTTATGCCATTCGAGATATTGCAAGCGTATGCGTTCCGCCCGTCTGGACGGACGAGGAGTGGGAGGAAGTGTTCCATAAGGGGCATTTCCCCATTGCTCTCAAGAAAGACTTCTGGGCGGCGAAGAAGGCACGTCTTAGTTATCTCGTCGAGGCTGGTGAATACTGGCATACAGCAGACGTGATTGACGCTGCGTCTGAACTGAACAAGACGTTCGCGATGGGTGTGAAGTTGATACCTGACACCATTGACCGTTTGACCACCCTCACACCTGAGCAGCGGACACTCATTGTTGAGTTGCTCGACGAAGTGATGGAGGGTGTTGCTAAAGCGGTGGTTGATAAGTTCGGCGAGCGTGCGCAGAAAGAGCGTGTCAGCCGCTATGAAGATTTAACAGGAGAGCAAATAGATGTCATCGACGAACACGAACTTGATGAGCTTTAAACATATCGGGCAGTACGGAAGTCTGTCCGATATGTTCGTTGAATTGTCATCAATTTTACAACCACCCGAACGCCTCACTGTGTCCCAGTGGGCTGAGAAATACCGCTATGTCAATAATCGCGGCTCGTATGTTGGTTATTGGAAGAACTCGACAACCCCATACATGATTGAGCCTATGGATATGCTATGTAGTCCAATCCATGACGGTGTAATTATGGCTGCTCCTGCGCAGTGTGGTAAGACGGATGCTTTGATTGTTAACTGGACTGGGTTTTCAATACATGGTGACCCGATGGACATGCTGATTATCAACCCGACATCCGCGATGAGCCGTGACTTCTCCAAACGTCGTGTCGATAAGTTGCTACGTGATACGAAGGAATGCGGTGAGTTGCTCAACAGAGACCGCGATGCTGACAATATCAGCGACAAACATTTCCAAAACGGCGTATTCCTGTCGCTAGCGCATCCGAGTGTATCGGAATTGGCAGGTCGTCCAATTCCGCGGGTTATGCTTACCGACTATGACCGAATGGATGACGATATTGGTGGTGATGGCTCGCCTTATGACTTGGCAGCAAAACGTACAACGACATTTGGTTCGTACCGCATGTGCTTGGCTGAGAGTAGCCCCAGTAGACCAGTTGAAGACCCTAACTGGGTTGAAGTGGCTGGTTCGCATGAAGCCCCTCCGACAAAGGGGATTTTTGCGTTATACAACCGAGGTGATAGACGTAGATGGTATTGGGCTTGTCCGCATTGCAACGAACGCTTCGAAGGCACGTTCTCAATGCTTAAATGGAACGAGAAAGCGACCAACATGATTGACATTGCTGCATCAACCTATCTGCAATGCCCGAAATGCTTTGGGCGAATTGAGCAGTCTCAGCGACACGCAATGCAACAGACAGGTATGTGGGTTCCGGACGGGATGTATTTCAATCGGCAGGGTGAGTTGGTGGGTAGTCCGCGCAAAACGAGAATCGCATCTTTTTGGCTGCGTGGAGTGGCTGCCGCGTTCGTCAACTGGGGGCAACTGGTCACAATGTATCTGGCTGCCGAGGAAGAGTTTAAAACCACAGGTTCCGAAGAAGCTCTTCAAAAATTTTACAACACCGACTTGGCTGAACCGTACATCCCTAAATCGCAAGTTTCACAACGATTACCTGAACACCTGAAAGACCGCGCGATTGACATTGGTGACCGCGTTGTTCCCATCGGCGTTCGAAATTTGATTGCGTGTGTCGACGTACAAAGGAACAGATTCGTTGTTCAAGTGCATGGTATTTCCGCTGGTACGCCTTTTGATATTACAGTGATTGATAGGTTTGATATTCGTAAATCCGCGCGTACTGATGTGGATGACGATAATTACCTCGTTCGACCAGCAACGTTCTTCGAGGACTGGTCTTTAATTGAAACTGAAGTAATGGATAGACTGTACCCTCTGGCTGATGGTAGCGGAAGACGCATGGGTATTACGATGACTGTTTGTGACAGTGGTGGTTATGCTCGTGAAAAAGGTGAGAGCGTTACATCTATGGCGTATGACTTTTATCGCAGCTTGAAAAACAAACGCAAAGCCGCGCGCTTCCACTTGGTTAAGGGTGTTGTTGCACCAAATTCACCGAGGGCATTCATAACATATCCCGACGCGACTAAGAAGGATGCTTTGAGTGCTGCGCGAGGTGATGTGCCTGTGCTAATGCTCAACTCAAACCTCTTGAAAGATACCTTGTCGAACAGACTGGATTCAACCGAGGTTGGGCATGGTCTAATTACATTCCCAGACTGGTTGTCTATTGAGTTTTATCAGGAGTTGTGCGTCGAGACACGAAGCCCTAAAAAATGGGAAAAGACTACGCATAAAAGCAACGAAGCGTGGGACTTGCTATATTACTGTATCGGCGTATCAATCTCAAAATTACTCATGATTGACCGCATTGATTGGTCAAATCCACCACCGCTGTTTGATGAATGGGATAAAAACCCGCTGGTTTACGCCCCAGTTGATGCAAGGGATGAAACAGGAGATAATGTTGTCATTCATGAACCCCAGCAGGTTTATTCCGAGATGAGTTGGGATGAGATTAACAGATTACAGGAAACGTAGCATGAGTTGCACATCTTATACCCCCGAACAGCTAAAGGACGCTAAAGACGCGTATTTTCGTATTGCGTCTGGTCAAAACGTAACAGTTGTGATTGACCAAAACGGCGAGCGTATCGAGTACCAAAAGGCTAATTTGTCTGTGCTGGCAGACTTAATCCGCCGAATGGAAATGGAACTACGCGCATGCGGTATGCTCGATAACGTGTTCGGTGGTCAGGGCTATCGACCACTACGGGTTTATTTCTAGGAGATAATATGTCAGGCATTGATGGATACACGACCCGCAGTGGCACAGGCGGTCTCGACGGAGCTAACCGTACCAGCCGTGAAATGGCTACATGGGAAGCTTCGCCGCTGCCTATGGACGCAATGTTGCGTTTTGAAAAGGACATCATTGATGACCGCGCTCGCGATGTCGTCCTGAACGACGGCTACGCGAGCGGTGTTGTTGCGATTCACAAAGACAATATTGTTGGTTCGCAATTCAAGCTCAACTCTCAGCCGAATGTCGATGTACTTGGTATTGAGGACACCGAATGGTTATATGAGTTTCAGCGTATTGTCGAGTCTAAATTTAACAATACTGCATCGAGTTCTAAACACTGGTTGGATGCCGCGGGTATTAAAGACTTTACCGCAATGGTACGTCAGGCAGTTGGTGTGTTTTTAATTCATGGTGAGGTTCTTGCTGCGGCTGAATGGATTGTCGACCGAAGACGACCATACTCAACAGCAGTACAGATGATTAACCCGAAACGTCTTTCTAATCCGAACGGTTTGATGGATGACGAGAAAATTAAAGCGGGTATCGAGCGTGACGCATATGGCAGACCTGTTGTTTATCACATCATGGAAGCACATCCATACGATTACACTCAAACCGAGAAATTGTTTAAGTGGAAGCGTATTCCTGCCGAAACCAAGTGGGGTCGCAAGCAAATGATTCACATCATCGACCAACTGCTTCCTGAACAGATACGGGGTGTGAGCGAGATGGTGAGTGTTTTGAAACAGATGCGGATGACACGTCGCTTCCAAGATGTCGAATTGCAACAGGCTGTTTTACAAGCCACTTATGCGGCAAGCATTGAAAGCGATTTGCCGACTCAGATGATAACGGAAATGATGGGTGGTAATCCAAACGGCATTAGCTTTGACGTCGCCGCCAAAGCCATGCTTGGTTCTATTTTGCAACACGCCGCTACGCGTGATATTCAGTTGGACGGCGCACGCATTCCCGTATTGCATCCGAACACCAAGTTGAATCTGCAACAGCTCGGTCAACCGAGTGGGACGGGTTCTGAGTACGAGCAGTCTTTGCTACGACATATCGCAGCGGGTCTTGGTGTTAGCTACGAGCAGTTCTCGCGTGACTACACCAAAACGAACTACTCTAGCGCACGCGCGAGCATGAATGAAACATTTAAGTTCATGCAGTCGCGTAAAAAGGCTGTTGCTGATAAATTTGCGACAGAGGTTTACCGACTTTGGCTTGAGGAACAAATCAATAACGGCTCAGTTCCTTTGCCAAAAGGCAAAACCTCGGCGTGGATTTACGAAAATCCTGAAATATTCGACGCTTTGGCACAATGTTCATGGATTGGTGCAGCACGAGGGCAAATCGACGAGATGAAGGAAACACAGGCGGCTATTCTCAAAACCAATTACGGTCTCTCTACTCTTGAGATTGAGGCTGCCCGTATGGGTTATGACTGGCGCGAATTATTGGCACAACGCAAGCGCGAACAGGATGAGATTAAACGCTTGGGTATCACCACCGATGACGGTGCTGAGAAAGCCGTTGTTAATAAAAAATCCTCAAAATCAAACGAAGACGTTGATTCTAAAGGTAAAGAAGAAGATAATCCCGATAACGAAACGAAAGATGGTGAAAATGAGTAATTTATTACATCCTATTGTTGCATCCCTTATTGGTCAGAAAACCTTGTATCTCGCCATTCAACAAGAAGTGGCTGGCGAGTTTTTGACCGACTTGAATGCCAATATGAGCAGTCCTGTTTTGCAAAAAGAGGAAGGTCGTATTGATATGATTAAGCAGACAATGGCTCGAACACTGGGTTCTGCTTCAGCAAGTAACAGCATGATGTACGGTATGATAGGTACGACGGCGGTTATTCCTGTGTTTGGCGCATTGGTCAATCGCTTTAACGCAACATACGGTTTCATCACGGGCTACAATTACATCAAAAACGCAATCGCGACAGCTTTGATGGATAATTCCGTTGACGCAATCATACTGGATATTAATTCAGGCGGTGGTGAAGTCGCTGGATGTTTTGAAACAGTGGATTACATTAAATCAGCGCGTACTCAGAAAGAAATCCATGCCGTCGTGGATAGCAACTGCTATTCTGCGGCATACGCTATTGCTTCTGCCTGTACATCAATCAAAGCCACGCCGAGTAGTGGAGTTGGTTCGGTAGGTGTTGTCGCAATGCACGCCAGCTACAAGAAGATGCTGGAGAACGAAGGTATCTCCGTAACATTCATTAAAGCTGGTGAGCATAAAGTTGATGGTAATCCATATGAAGATTTGAGCGATTCGGTTAAAGCCGATATGCAAAAAAGAATTGACGCGATATATGCCGAATTCGTATCATTGGTGAGTGCGAATCGCTCGCTTGCCGTTGATGATGTAGTAAAGACTCAAGCGGCGTGCTATACTGCGCAAGAAGCAAAAACCATGGGTCTTATCGACGAGGTAATGAGCGTCGAAGAGGCTCTAAAATCAATCACGGAGGGACGTATGTCTAAAGAAAATACAGTTCAGGCGGTAACTGATACCAAAACTGAACCGCAGGCTCAAACGCCACAAGCCCCTGTTGCTCAAGCTGACGCAAGCTCAGAACGCAATCGCATTCAGAGTATCATCACGGCAGAAGCAGCAGCTTCTAACAGCAAATTGGCACACCACTTGGCGTTCAACACCAACATGAGCGTCGAAGATGCTATTCAAACGCTGAATGCCGCTGTGCAGGATACCAAAGAGCCTGTTGCCGCTGCTCCTGTTGCCGAAAAACCCGTTGCCTCAGTCAATTTGCTGGCGGATGCCATGAGCAAGGTTGAGCAACCGAACGTTGGTGCTGACGCGGGTGATGTATCTGAAGCCAATAAATTGGCGGCTGATATTGATGTCGTTGCCAGTTTCTTGAAACAAAACTAAGAAGGATTGAAAATGTTTGCGAAAAGTGAAAACATTCCAGCAGTAGGCGGTTTGCACATCCCTCTGTTTGCCAAACAAACTCCATTGCCAGCTACCGTGTCGGCAAAAGCCAAAGCTGCGGTTCAGCAGTATCAACTGTGTAAACTGAACACCGACTATACTGTCGAACCTGTCACTGCGACTGGTGATTTTGCTGCGTTGTCAGCAGGTAAACAGCTTTGTGTGACAGCCTTTGCCGCTGAAGCAAATAAACCTGTGAGCGTATATACTAACGGTACTTTCAACATTAACGCCATTGTGGTTAGTGTTACCGAGTACAATAACACATATACCGTTGCACAACGACTTGAAAAACTGCGCTTGTTCGGCTCTCCTGTCATTTTCTTCGAAAATGCTGAAACCGACCCAGTTCAACGCGCCTAAGAAAAGAAAGGTTAATTATGCCAAACGCACAAACTTTGACGGAAACCCTGATTCAGGGGGGCTTGGTTCGCAAGATGGAAGCCCCGAAATCCTTCTATCGAGTCCTGTTCAGCAATAATTTCCTGTCCAAATCCGACGTGATTATTTTCGACGACGTGTTCGAAGATTTGCGCGGTGTTGCCAAATTTGTCGCCCCTAACGTGGTGAGCAAGGTCAACCAGACCAAAAACTTCGATGTTAAATCGTTCCGCCCGGCATATGCCAAAGAGAAAGACAGCATTGATGCTTGGGACGAGCGTCTGCAACATCGCATCGCAGGTGAGCAACTGTTCGGCAGCATGACTCCAGCGCAACGCGCCATGGCAATCCGTGCCAAGCAAATCCAGATGCACCGTACCAAAATGACCAACTTGTACGAATTGATGGCGTTCTATGCCTTCTCTCGCGCTGAGTTGACCATTAGCGGTGATGACTACCCGACTACAACGGTGAGCTATTTCCGTGACCCTGCTCTGACAATGAGCAACTTGGGCGCGCAAAACTGGACTGCCGCGGGCGTTAATCCGCTGACCATCTTGGCAAAAATGTCCGACTTGGTGTATGAGAAATCACACACCTCCGAAGTGGACACCATTATCATGGGTCGCGGTGCATGGGCTGCCTTCTACGCATACTTCTCAGCCAAAGAACGTTCGCATCTGCTCGATACGAACATCCGTGGTTCAGACCTGACAATGAACCTGCTCCATGTGGGTGAAGTGCGCGGTGTTGCCATGGTTGCCCGATTCACATCCCTGAATGGTGCTGTTATCGAAGTTTACGTTGACAGCCGCAGCTACCTTGGCGCAGACGGTCTGCCGAAACGTTACATTGCCGATGGCGAGGTCATTGGCTTTGACAGCAAAGAATTCTCGGGCGCGATGTCATTTGGCGCAATCAAAGACGCAGACGCTGGCTGGGTTGCGACCGAAATGTACCACAAAGAATTCCGCGTTGACGAACCGTCAACAACCTACCTGTTGACCCAATCCGCCCCGCTGCCTATCACGCTGACCCCAAACAGTGTGTTCCGCATTGCGGATGTAACTAAATAAGGATGACCGAAATGTCTCAATCTATCAAAATGGTTAAATTCAAAACCAATGTTTCTTTCGTTGCCAGCAATGGCGTTCTGCACTTCGGTGGTCAAGTCGTTCAACTGCCACAAGCGGATTTTGACGGTCAGGTTGAAGTTTGTACGGATTTCGGTTTACCAACTCCCGAACTGATTGAAGAAGTCGAAGTGGCTGTTCAGGAAGACACATCTCCTGCTGAACCTGAACAACCCGTAGAACCTAAGAAACGCGGTCGCGGTCGCTCAACAGCTAAGTCCGAAGGTGAATCTGAAGGTGAATCTGAAGGTGAATCCGAAGGTGAATCTGAAGCCAAGTCTGAAGAAGACGGCGAGCTGTAATGTCTTCTTAGTAAAAAGGTTTCGTGTTAGAATTAACGCGAAACCTTTTTTTTATGGAAAAGAAAATGAGCTACATTGATATTTACGAAACAGTTCGAGGTCATTGGGAGAATGACACAAGTGGGCAGTCAACATCGCCATCTCAAAATGCGTTTGGTAACTTCACACTGAACAATGGTGTACTTAGCGCAACTATTGGCTCTGAAACAAAAACAGTTGACCTACGACCGTTAATCCCATCACCTGTTCCCGATTTGCATTTGAAATCTGTAACTCCCAGCGCAGATGGCAATAAGCTTGTTTTCAAAATCGGTGAAGCTGATAACACATCTCGCGACAAAACCGTCGAATTGAACTTCAAGGAGCAGATTGTTAAATTAGTCGGTACACCGCCTGCGCCATATGACGACGCAGAACTCAAGCGGAGAATCGCTGCTCTTGAAGCCGCCCAACAATCGGGTGGCTCAGGGGCTAAACCGTTTAAGGAGTATGAGGCTAAATACATCCCGAGAAGCGAACTGGGTGTTCTTGAGAACAATACGTTTAAACAAATCAATTTCTCTAAAGAATTCTCAAAAACCCCGTTCGTCATTGTTACGATAGACTTTGCTACGACATCCCCACGCTTCACCTATTTGGCAAACATTAGCAAAACAGGCTTCCAGTTCACCGCGAACTACGCTCCCGATGTGCAAGGTATTTGGTATCAAGCCTATATCGTGGAGTAATGGCTATGAGCTTCCTCGACATAAAACGCAAAGCTCGCGCCGACTTGCATCATGAGATGGGCGTTCCATCCAAGCATATATCGGCGGCGAGCGGGCGTGTATCGGACTGTCGTTTGCGCGTGCATACCAAAATAAATCTGACGGGCGACATAGACTATCAGGGTTTCGCTGAGTTGTCTGATGGTGGGGTTCTCGTACTGTGTACAATCCGTGAAGCTCGTGCGCTTGGATTCAGCGTCGGCGACAAGATTGTGTATGACAGCAAAGAGTATGTGCTTAACACCCGCTTGGACGACGACGGTATCTACATTGAGAAGTGGCAGGCTACGCATTTACAGCATCGGGTGAATCATGATTACGATTGACTTGGAAAATCTGGTATCGCTGGAGAAGATGTTTAAGGCTTTCCCCGAACGAACCGCAGACGCTGCGCGCTTGGCTATCAATCAGACAGTCAAGCGCGAGGCTCTGTCCCGCGTGCGTCAGGATATGCGCAAGCAAATTAACTGGAAGGCATCATATCTGAATAGTCCCGACAAAACAGGCGTGGCTAAATATGCAACCAAAGGTTCGCTCGTAGCTTCCATTTACGCGCGTGACCAACCGACGATGTTGAACAGGTTTCGCCCCAACCCGAATACAATACCGTCTAAAACGACAAAAGGTGTGCGCGTCAAGGTCAAGCCTACTTCGACAAAAGTCATGAAGCACGCATTCGTTCACAAATTCAACAAATCCGGTAATATCGGCGTTCTTACGAGAACAGAAGGTGGTGGGTCTACGCCACCAAGCGGCATCACACACGGCGGCGGTCGATACATTAGGTCAATGAGGGCGTGGTTGCTTTACGCCCCATCGGTAGACCAAGTAATGTGGGACACTGCCAAACGCAATCAGGACAGAATCGCCAAGTATCTTGAGGTCGAGTTTTTACGACAATTCAATAGATTGGAAAAATAATGAAAGAACATATCCGTTTAACGGCACTCAAAAAATTATGTGCCTTGCTTGAGCAGGAAACAGGTATGCGTGTGTACCGTGGTCGTCAGGTAATCGGCGCAGACGTAACGCTACCTTGTATCGTCATCAACGAGACGATTCGAGCGGGTACTAGCAGTACTGGCGCGGACGAAGGTAGAACGGTTCGCAATGACCGCGTGGATTTCCTGCTGTCTGGCTACGTCGACGTTCAGGACGTTGAGCATCCGATTGATGTGGCGTATGAGCAAATTGCGAAAATTGAGCAGGCGTTCCATAAAATCCACGCCATTGACGGTGGTCGAATGGGTGGGGCTAAATATAAAGAGTGGTATAATCTCGGCGGCTTGGTAAGCAACTTCAAATATGATTCACCTGTTTGCCATAACCCGCCTGATGAGGTACAATCGAAATCGTACTTCTATATTTATTTCTCCTTCAGCGTCGCGTATGACAATGCGAATCCGTATGCTGAACTTGATTAATTGACAAAGAAAGGATAGCAACATGGCTATTACACGCGGCGCGACCAAAGCCTTAGTATTGGCAAATGGTCGAATTGAATTTAACCAGTTCCCTATCGTCAACGGCGTGGAACGTCAGGCTGATGCCAAAGGTTTCCGCTATCTCGGTTCATCCAAAGAACTGAACCTGACGCAGGAAAACGAAACGCTGGAACACAAGTCATCCGAATGCGGTTTCAACACCACCGATGAAGAAATTATTATTTCTTCCAAACTCACTGGTAGCTTCACACTCGACAACATCAACACTGAAAACTTGGCGATGTTCTTCGCAGGTGAGGTGCGCAACCAAACTCAGGTTGCTGCTACTGATAAGAAAGACACACTAAAGGTTTACCCTTCTCTGGGTTATCGCTTGGGTGTTACCAAAGAGAACCCAAACGGCGTGTTCTCTGCGAGCATTACCAAAATTGAAGTTTTTGCTGATGAAACCCAAGCCAAAGCGGGTACTCCTGCAACATCCACCTTGGTTGAAGGTGTTGACTTCGAGTATACTCCCGAAACTGGCTTCCTGATGATTGGTGACACCAGAAGCACCAGTAAAATCAAGGCGGAAGGCACTTGGATTGTTGTTACCTACAACCTGAAAAAGGCTGCTCGTGATGTCATCATCTCCAAAGGTCAATCCATCGTTGGTGAGTTCCTGTTCCGCGGCTGTAATGCCAAAGGTGAAAATCGTCAATACTGGATGCCAAAAGTGCGTCTGTCCCCTAACGGCGATTTCGCATTAAAAGGTGGTGAGGAGTGGTCTCAAATGGCCTTCAACATCACTGCACTGGAATCCGAAGGCACGTCTATGTTGTACATCAACGGTCAACCAACATCCTTGCTCTAAACCAGTTGAAAGGTAGCGAGTGATGTAGTAAACTCCCTGAATCACATGATTTAGGGAGTTTTGTTTTATGGCAGCAAAAATCAACCAAGAAGAATTTATCCGACGAGCGAAAGATGTCCACGGAGAAAAATACGACCTGACGCAAGCTATTTATCGTTCTACCAGTGAGCCAGTGGAAGTCGTATGTAGAAAACATGGCGTGTTCTCCATACGAGCCAATCATTTTATGAATGGTGTGGGTTGCCCAAAATGCGGATACGCTTCAACAGGGAAAGCTCTGCAACTACCTAAGGAAGAATTTATCAACCGCCTAAAGGTTCTTTTTGGCGACGCGTATGATTATTCGTCTGTCGAATACGGAGGGTATAAAGTACCCGTAAAACTGGTATGTCCTGAGCATGGCGTGTTTGAGAAGCAGGCAGGTATGCTGTTGGCTGGAAAGGGGTGTAAACAGTGTGGGATTAAGCGTCGCGCTGAAAAGCGAAGAGGGGTTTCCGTTCCGTCAAAAATCCCAGCTAACGTCAGAGGTTCGTCATTCATACAGAAAGCGGAAAAACTTCACAATGGCAAGTATGATTATTCCGAAGTTGACTACACAACAAGCCACCGACCCGTGGGCATAATATGCCCTAAACATGGAAAGTTTCAGCAGACCCCGAATAATCATCTTCAAGGCAAAGGCTGTATAAAATGCACATGTAACGCAATCTCGCGCGTTGAGCAATCATTGAAAGACACATTCCCTCAATTCGAACAAGGCAACCGAAGCCAACTGGACGGATTGGAACTTGATTTATACGAACCGAACAAACGGCTTGCTATTGAAGTAAACGGCGTACATTGGCATACAACGGAATTTGGTAAGACTCGAAGCTCGCATCTGAATAAGACTGAATTGTGTGAATCAAAAGGAATAGCTTTACTTCATTTCTGGGATACTGAAGTGGTTGGAAAACGAAGTCTTGTCGAATCCATGATTGCCGCCAAACTGGGTATTACTGGTACTAAAATATACGCCCGAAAAACAACCCTCCGTGAAGTCTCGTCGGAAGAGGCTTCCCGTTTCCTGAAAGACAACCATCTACAAGGTACTGTTCCTTCCAGTGTGCGGCTCGGCTTGTACTGCAATGAAGAACTCGTTTCTATTATGACGTTCGCCAAGCCCAGATACACGAAGCAGTATCATTGGGAACTGATGCGGTTTTGTAATAAAGCAGGGCTTCACGTTGTTGGCGGAGCTTCCAAATTATTGGTAGCTTTTAGAAAAGCATACACGGGTTCTATTGTAAGTTACGCCAATCGTCGATTCTCCAATGGCGGCTTATATGAGAAACTGGGCTTCACCCGAATCAGCGCATCTGCACCGAATTATTGGTATGTGAAAAACGGAGACATTCGTTACTCAAGGAGCCAATGTCAGAAGCATAAATTGAAATCACTTCTCGGCGATGGCTTTGATGAATCTTTGAGTGAAGTGGCGAACATGCGCATGAACGGGTATTATCAGTTATTCGACTGCGGAAACTACGTCTATGTCTTAGAATAATCATTTATTGCATGAAACATGGCGAAGTGGTATAGTCCGCTTTGCCATGTTTTTTTTATGAGGTAATTCCAATGAAAATGAATCTCGCGGGTTTGATTTCCCCGACAAAGGAAGTTCACGGTGTGACCGTTCGTGGTTTAAATTTTGCCGATTTGTCTGCCCAATGGCAGACAAACGGCGTTCGTCTGATGGAAGCATTCGACGAAGTAATGGCAAAAGCCAATGGCTCTGACGACTTGATGGATGTTGCCAACAGCATTATCAAATACGCTCCCGATTTGGCGCGTGCTGCATTCCTGTCGGCAATTAACGACAAGGGTGAAAAACACATCATCGGTGATGAAGAACTCACCGCTGGCGAAATCTGGGACACCCGCATGGGCATTGGTAAACAGATGGATATTGTTATTGCCATCATTGACCTGACCATGAACGAATCTGACAATCTAAAAAAAAGACTGCTGTCGGTACTGGACAAACCAACAATCCAGAAAATGCTGGCGGAGAAGGCGACCTCGGAGGAGTAGACCCGTATCATCCCTTCGAGTCTTTTATGCTAAGTCTAAGGCGAGATGTGAGTATCTGTTTGGCAAACGGACACTCGCAGGCTCGCCTTTATTCGCTTATAATGTTGCGCAATGAGGCGGAAATAATCCGTGAACGCCGTCGTCAGGATTTCGTGCTATATGGGACTCTGACGAAGATGATTTTTGACGCAAGCAACACCGACATCAAACAGGAAGCATTGAAAGATTTGAACAGAGCATTGCAAGAAATGCTGAATCATATAGGAACTGGACATTATGGCTGAAAATCGCTCAGTAGAGCTGGAAATCCGCGCGCAGGATTACAGTGGCAAAACCATTAATGATGTGCGTAAAAACATCAAAGGTCTCAAAGCAGACCTGAATGAACAGGCGAAGTCGGCTGCGAAAGGTAAAGCCGACTTTAAGGCTTATGAGAACAGCCTGAAGGGTCTGGCTTCGGCTGCAACCAAGCTTACCGAGCTACAAACAATGCTCGGTAAACTGTCAAAGCTTGCCGACAACGTGGCATCAAGCGCGGGTCGTGCTAAGGATGCAAGCGATGCCTATGATGAGCTTGCCGACAAAATCGGCTCTCTTGGTGTACCAACGAAAGCTCAAGCGGACAAATTAGCCCGCTTGGGAGTCGTGCAGGCTAAAGCGGCTGAGACCGCCAAGAAGCAAGCCGATGCTTACGAGCGTCAGCGTCTTGAGGCGGAAGCGCACGGCTTGGCGACGAACAATATCCAACGTGCGCAGGAAGGACTGACGAAGACCTACCAACGTACGTTACAAACAATCATCGACATGCGTAATGCGCAGGCTGCGCTGCAACGCCAGAATGAGATAACCTCGCGTGTGGCTGACCGACGCAAAGAACTGCAAGAGCAGATTGCGTTGCAACAGCAATCCTTGAAACTGACGCAACAGCAAGCCGCCGCCGAAGCCGCGCATCGACGTAATGTTCAGAGCCAACGCAATCAGATAAACGCTCAGCGCGTTTCGATTGCACAGCAAATCGCAGAAGCCCGCACAGCGCAAAACCAACCATCCGCCCTAAAAGCGGTCAACGACGGTCTCAACCCATCGCGTAATCATAAAAACGCGATGGCTGACATCACTGCGTCTGTGCGAAATGCAGGCACGGCGATGCGAAAATCAGCTACTGACGTAAAAGCCTTGAGTGATGCGATGGACAGACTTCGCGCGGCGCAGGAAAAGCTTAAAGTCGTTGCGGGTAACATCGACCTTTATCGTAAACAGTCCGCTGAATTAGCAAAGCTTCGCGCAGCATACGAAGCAACTCGCGCCGAATATGTGAAGCTAAATTCCAAAGTTGGTACTGGTAACGCAACTGCGCAAGAAATTGCCAAGCTACGTCAACTGGTGGCACAACTGAATCAATCTGGCGCAGCTTTTGCTCGTCATAAAGTCGCTGTCGAACAAACTGCGCGTATCCTTGGTGAAGCGGGTGTTAGTGTCGACAAGCTCAGTAAAGCCGAACAGCGTCTTGCCGCGAATGCAACGCGCAGTGCCGCTGCGTCGAAATCATTGGATGCTCAAATTAAAAAGCTGTCCAGTTCAACAGCATCCTCTGCCGATGCCTTTGACCGTTGGTTGAAGGGTAAGCAGGGTATCTTGGTGTTCTTACAACAAGCACGCGGTAAGGTATTGGCATTGAGTGCCGCGCTCGGCGGTTTGTATCTGGCTCTGGATAAGGTTGTTAAAGACGGTCAGGAAGGCGTTACGCTGAAAATTCGTGCCGAGGTGTTGTCCGATAACTGGGATACCACAGCCGCTGAACTGGAGAAGTATTTCCGCAACACCGCCGAACGCATGGGTCTTGAACTCAGCACGATTATTCAAGACTCGGCGAAGCTGTTCGTTGCTGGTAAGGAAGCCAAACTCGATTCCAATACGGTCAAATACATCTTCGAGCAATTCTCTGGCTTCGGTCAGTTGATGGGTGCTGATGCCGAAACCCAGTCAGGTATCTACAAAGCGTTGGAACAGATGTTGTCCAAAACAACTGTTCAGGCTGAGGAATTGAAGGGTCAGTTAGCAGACCGTCTGCCTGCTGCAACGAATCTGTTTGCCAAAGCTTTGGGTGTAACGAACGCCGAACTGATGACCATGATGAAGGATGGTAAAGTTCTTGCCGCCGACGTATTGCCTAAAGTCGCCGCGCTGATTGAGCAGACCTACGGTTCAAGCATTGAGAAGACCCAAAAATCCCTCGTGGCAGAGCAGGCACGCCTGAACAATGCCTTTAAGGACTGGATGCGCATCATTGCTGATGCTGGTGTTATGGAGAATTTCACCACTCTGCTGCGCGAGGTTCGCGATTTCTTCCGTTCCGACGATGCGAAGCAATGGGCGCAAACCATTGCAGCCGCGTTAAATGTAGCCATTGACGCTTTGCGTTGGGCGGTTAAACACGCCAACGAGCTTGTGTTTGTATTCGGCGCATTGCTCTCAATCGGTGCAGCGCAGATGTTCGTATCGCTCGCTGCAACAATGCGCACGTTTGGTGTCGGTCTGAAAGCAGCAGGCGTGGCTATCACGAACTTCGCAGTAAAGATGGGTCTGATTGCGAAAGTAGCCCCGTCTGTTAGCGCGAACCTCGGTGCTACCGCGGTTGCAGGCGGTCGATTGGGTGCGCTTGTCGCGCCGATTACCCGTTTAACAGGAGTGCTTGGTTCAGCTGCGAAAATCGCCATCGGTCTGTATAAATCATTCATCATATTTGAAGTCATCGGTGCGGTTATCGAAGGCATCGTGCAAGGCATTAACCGACTCGGTGGGGAGGCAGAAGAAGCTACATCTGGTATGCAGATGCTGTCAGATGTCCTGTGGCTTATTTCCGAAGCCTTCAGCCTCATCTCTGAAACAATCGCAGCAGTAACCAGTGGTATAGCTGAGTTGGTTGCGGACGCAACCGAATGGATTGGCGGCTTCTTCACGGACACGACTAAACAGTCAAACAAGAGTGCTAAAGAATTCGAGAGCGGTTGGGCTGGGGCAGTTCGTCATGTCGCTCGTTTTATAGACGCGCTGACTGTTACGTTTAAAACAACCTTCCTCTATCTGGGTGGCTTGGCTGATTATGTCGTCAAGAAAATCAAGGGTATCGAAGCGGCTCTTCCCGATGCAGACCAAATTGCGATGGATGTGTCGCTAGAAGTCAACGAGAACGGCATTGAGTCCAAACTTAACAAACGTTTGGATGAGATGCGTAAAAAGGTCGCCGAGACGAACACCGAGATTACCAGTAAGACTCAATTAACTGCCGCCGACAAGGCTGCTGCTGATGCTGCCAAGAAAGCCGAACAAGCCAAAGCTCTTGACGAGAAGGTCAATAAAGCCCGCGAGAAGGCTGAACAAGCCCGCCAGCGCGCCGAAGAGGCTGCTCTGAAACGTCTTGAGAAGGAATTGTCTTACGAGAAGATGATTCAGAAGTTGATTGACTATCGGGAAGGTCGTCTCAAAGATGACCCGATGAAAGGCTACAACACACTCTCGGACTGGTATCTGGGCGAGCGTCAAAAAGTCAAATCCAAGTATGCGTCTAACGACCTGTATGAGGGTGTCTCTTCATCTGGCTCGAATGGAACGTCATCTTACGCCGTAGATAAACGCGCCGCTGCTGCCGCAGATTTGGCAACCAAGAAGGCTGCTGCTGAATTTACTGGTCAATGCGCTACCTACGTTAAGCGTGCGCTTGCTGCTGTCGACTCACAGGCTGCGCCGTATATTAAGGGTAACGGCAATCTTACTGCTAAAAACCTGCTGAAATATGGTCAGGGTTGGCAGCAAGTGCCTTACTCAGCAAACTACACACCGCAAAAAGGCGACGTGGTTAGCTGGGGTGCTATCAAAGGTCACCAATACGGTCACACCGCTATACACAACGGTAAAGAGTGGGTATCTGATACCAAGCAGGGTCGTTACGGCATTGATGCCAAGACAGGTGCGTCTTCGCGTGCTTACTTGGATGAAATGGCACGCAACCCGAACTATAAACCGACGATTGTCCGTCTCAGCGGCGGCAATTCTGTAACGATTACTGGTTCGACTGGTTCTGTCAGTCATAACACGGCGGCAGACAGCAAAGTCCTTGATTTTTATAGAGCGCAAGAAGCCAAATGGAAACAGGACAAAGCTGTAACCAAACAGCAGAAGGATGACGACTCCGCGTTTGACAAAGCCGAGCAGTTGGTTGAAAAAGTAACCGAGAATGCCCGTGAAGCAGTTCGTGAGATGTACAAGGTCATGGGTGTAAACGGCGTAGAAGGTTTGATTAATCGAGACCCATCAACGCTTTCCGTTGACCTGTCTGGTTCTACGTTGAACGAGATTATCGACGGCTTCAAGAACATCATCAAACCTGAGTCCGACAACCAAGTCAAACAGATGCTCGAAGTCCTCACGCTCGAATATGCGCAGAGCAAGAACGTAGACCGCAAAGAAGCCTTGGCGTGGTCTAAGCAGCTTGAACCGCAATTAGCCAAATATGCCGAGTTGCAGGCTCAAAAGGCTCTTAGTGAGCAAGTCGATGCCTTCCTCGACGCGCTTGAGAAGAAACGCAGTGCTATTGAGAATGAACGTGCCAACAGTGCTGAATACCTCGGTAGTGCGGTTTCGCGTGGTGTTATAACCATTGACGAAGCTCAGACCAAGATGTCTGAAAGCACACTGCGTTATGTCGAACGCATGAGTGACGCTATTAAGAAGCTCGATGAAATAATCAATAGTGATGCCTTCGGAAAATTAGCCCCTGAGCAGCAAGCGGCAATCCTGAACCAGCGCGAGCAACTTGCATCAAGTCAGAGCGACTACGATACGAACCCGCGTCGTCAGGCGGCTAATATGGCGGTTGATTCGATGACCAAACGTCTTGATGATTTCCTCCAACGGAAACGTGAGTTCGAGACCTTGCAAGAACAACTTGTCATAAGCGGTCAACAGTCCATTACCAAGATGGAAGAGGCTGTTCAGAACTATCTGAACAACATCAACCCGCAAATGCAAGAATTGGTGTCGCACGCCCAACAGGTCATGTCAGCATTCGGCGATACGGCTGCGTACTCAAACCTTACCAATCTGGTAACAAAGGTTAAAGAGGTTAGTACTGAGACAACGCGCAGCAAAGGTGAGGTTGAGTTGATGAACACCACATATGGCGTTCTGACCAACGGAGCAATGACCGCGTTCGACAGCCTTGCCAGCGGTTTGGCGGGTATCGCAACAGGGGCTATGTCCAGCCGAGAAGCGTTCGGCAATCTCGGTCAGGCTATGGCTCAGTGGGCGGCACAGGCGTTACAACAACTGGCTAAAGTGATTGTCCAACAGCTTATCAGCTTGGCTATTCAAAAAGCCATGGCATCGTTCTTCGGTGGTGGTGCTGGTGGTGCAGCTACGCAAATACCAAGCGCATCCAGCTTCTCTCAGTTCTCAAGCCTATTCCATACAGGTGGTATTGTTGGGGGCGGCAAGGGTGGTGGCAAGCGTGTGAACCCGCTTGTTTTCCAAGGGGCTGTGCGTTATCATAGCGGAGGTATTGCAGGGCTTGCGCCGAACGAAGTTCCTGCTATTTTACAGAAGGGTGAAGAGGTTATCACTAAAAACGACCCTCGACACAGAGACAACGTAAACTCCCAATCATCGTCTGACTCACAACAGTTGACGATAATCAATACTTTCGACCCAGTTGAAGCGATGAACATGGCTCTGTCTTCAAGCAACGGTCGGAAAGTCCTTGTCAAGGCAATGGGGCGCGAACAGCGCGCTGTTAGACGAATTGGTGGTTAAAAGAAGGAATGAAACCAATGGCTGTTGAAATAGGAACAGCTTCCAACCCAAGGGATTTGATGTCAAAGCTCGAAAAGTTTTTAACATCAAATCCCGATTTGGTTCGGGAGAAGCAGGCGTGGACTGCTGTTAGAGATAGTGGTGCTTGGGATAAGATTGCCACTCTCGATGAGGTTAACCATTTTGACCGTGACGGGGTAAATGGATGGGCGTGTCGAGTGCGGTTCATCGGTCATGGCTTGGATGGTGAGGATACTATTGTCGTTCCAATGTCTTTATACATCAACGAATCAGCCAAGGTATCGTCTTTATGCGCATGGTATGCGCCACCTAACGAGGCTGATAAGGAGATTGCCAAACATTTTGCCAAACTAGCTTTGCTCATTCCGTTTACAGCCATACCTTTGAGAAACGAACCAATGCCTTATTGGTTCGTTGCAAATGGTCGCAGATTCGTTATCGTGGTAAAAGTTCGTGAATACTATATGTCGATGTATTGCGGTTTCATGTTACAGTTTGGTACGGATTTAGAGAATCCGTATCCAATGTACCTCGGCGGTGGGCATAACAATAACTACGCCAGAATCCTTGTTCCCGAGGATAATGAAAAGCCCCTAAGCAACATTGATTACAATTATGGCGGTTTGCATGACCCACTCGCCGACCCAGATAGTTTCGGTGCTTTGGGTGGTGAGGGTTTCGGTGCTTTATCGCGGAACAGTAGTTCGTGCTTTTGCAACACTCCTGATGGCAATCTAGCGATGATGAATATGGAGTTTGAAGAATTGAAACCATGGATTCCGGGGAAACCCTACTCTAGCGGTTTTTTATTCCCATACGCCTATACCCGCGCAGAGGACGTAGCATACGACAGAACCCGCGAGGGTAAATATCTACTGTCTCCAATCGAAATTTTTGTTATCCCTCATAATGATTCAGACGTTGGCACAACCGTCGGCTGGCTGCATGGTGCTTATTTTGTGAGCGGTAGGGAGAATACCGCTGAAAAAGAGTTGAATATAGGGAATAAGCGATACTTATGCTTCCCGTCAATGACGAACAAACCAAATAGCTGGTTTGCTTTGTTAATGGAGTGATTTATGGCATATACAAAACACGAAGGACGGATACAAAACATGGATGACTTCTTGACGGCAATCAAAGAATATTTGCTGTCAAGTGGCAAGTTTCGCATCCCAGTTAACCTCGCAACGTTGCCCAAGACCAAGCCGCAGGAAAATTACACTGGGTTCTCTGTCCTACATATCGACGGGAAACGGTTCAACTTCGGGAAAAGGATTGGTTCTCCTTCTTTTGTCGAAAATCAACTAACCGTGTCAATTTCCCGCGACGATATTCCTTCTCGGTTTTTCTATAACAACTCAGACGAGTTGATGTTGCGTACTTATCCCGCCACGACGCGATGTGGAAAATATCAATTTCCTCTTGTCAATCTGTACGTCACAACGACAAAGAGTTTCGTTGCCTTTTCCGCCGAAGTACGGAAAGGGGTGTTTATCCATTTAATTGTCGGTAAACATTATTCCTATGACGGAGATGATGGAGAAATTGGCGGGGAGTTTGTATATACAACATTCATGCCCGACGGAACTAATATACGGGACGACACCGAATATATCGGGGCTAATACCTATAGAATGGGTAAAATTACCCCTGCATATAGATACATGGGGCAAACTAGCGACAGACAGTCTATCATGCGCAGCAACCGATACAATAAAGCCCGTACAGCCCTGTATGACGGAATTCCGTTTAGATATTGGGACAGGGAAGCCGCGCTGCCCAGCAGGGTTATGTATTACGGACTTGCTTGCCCTATCAACAATCCGTTGCGCGACGAACCACTTGAGATGTTCGACATACAGCATATCAACATCATTTACGGCTCATCACGCTATAACCATAGGAGCGTGATGAATCCTCACCACCTGAAACTTTCAGTCGATAAGAGTAGCGATGTTGCAGGCAAAGTTGGTTCGGCAAATATACGCCATGTGCCGAAGGATGCTGAGGTATTTTACAATAACGAAATGTGTACGATGACTATCGAAGATATTGAACCTGCAACGATAAGGGGTGATTGGATTATTTTCCCTGTTGTCAGCAAAAGTCGAGACGGCATGTTTAGATACCTATGGAGTTCTGGCATAGGTATTGGTTTTAAATTCAAATAGGATGTAGCATGGCTCAAACAGTGAACAACGCGCCTGCGAAAGCGGTTATGATGCGAACTGGCATGGACTTATGGCATCACCGCATTATATCTGGCGCAGGTGAGACCCCTGTCGTGAATCTCGGTTTTATCACAAGTAGTAAAACCGTTGAATTGCCCCTATACAATTCGCATTTAATCGAGCAAACGCTCGTCAAAATCGACATGGTTGACTTGGATGGTGTCTCAGTAGCTTCCGCCACTGGCGTACCGCCCGTCAGATTAGCCCCACTACGAACCAAAAAGATTTTGTTGGACGTTTCGCTATACGGTTCAACGAAAATTAACGGACAGGCTATTTTGCGCTTCGAAAACGGTCAGACCATCACCATTCAAATAAAAGGAGTCCGTGGTTTGATTTGGAATATCGAGCCGAATTGGGACGAGCCATTGCGTGAAAAATTCTCTTTTAAAACGAATGTGATAGTCAGTTATAACAAGACCGAACAGCGGCGGGGCTTCATGACCCAACCAAGACGTGCCGCGTCATACACTGCAACGCCGCATAACGCGCTTCTGGCTACTATGCGAAACGTTATGTATGCTATGCATGGCAGACCCATCTCGTGTCCTGTCTGGTGGCAACCAATGCAACTTCGAGAACCCTGTCTTAAGGGAAGCAATCGCCTAAAATGTCAGGACTTACGCGGTGTCGATACTGTCCAAAAGGACTCGATTTTGGTTCTATGGAACAATCCTTTTGACTACGAGCTTGTCACCATTGACCGCATTGAAGACAACGACATAATATTGCAAGAGTCGCTGACGAAGACATTCCACACAACGACGACTTGTTATTCAACCGTTGCTATTCGTCTCAGTCAGACCGCAGAATCAACCAATACGTCATCTGCCCTATCACTAATGGAGGTATCGGCGGATTTTATCAAAGCATCCGACAGTATAGGTTCTTTGCAGGAAACCGAGGTCGGACTTGAGAAATTAAACGGCATCGAGGTTTTAACCAAACGTCCGAATTGGGCGGACGACATCGTGGAACGTCATCAATCTGACATAACCGTAATCGACTATGGTTATGGCTTGAAAGAATGGTTTGGTCGAGGCTTGTCCACCTTGGTATCGCGTGAATTAACCTTTGTGTCGAAGAGCCGTGAGGAAACTGCATGGTGGCGACGGTTCATCCAACGCAGAAAAGGTCAGCTTAAATCCTTCTACGTTTCCACCGAAACGAAAGACCTCGCCGTTGTGGCTGACATCCAATCAACAATCAACAATCAAACCCCTGTCCCAAAAGCGATTGTTGTTGAAGACCATCGAATCACATCTATGCTGCGAAACTTTGGGGACAGAAAGTTTTTTCGAATTAGAGCAAACGGTAAATCTTATTTTTTCACCATCGAACGTATTGAAAAATACGGTGATTTTGCACGACTCCATGTGTTGGAAGATATTGCCGTCTCTATCCCAAAGGAGTCCATCACCTCAGCATGCTTCGTGCAAAGAATGAGGCTTGCCTCCGATGACGTTGAAATTGAACACGTCTCCTCCACGGTGGCGAAGATAAGGTTAAACCTGCAACAAGTAAAGGAAATTTGAAATGGCAGAGGATTATCATGGTTATGAAACATCGGCGGAAAGTGGTACTCCCGTCGAACTGTACGATATTGCCTTCACAGGCGGTGTCTGGACATTCACCACCGACGTTGAGGACGTAGAGTTCGAAGGTAAGATTTACAAGGCTGTACCCATTAAACGTGGTGAGATTGAGGACGTGGGGGATTCAACGAAAGCAAGTCTCGATATACGCACGGGGCGCAACACCTCGCTCGGTGATGTATTTAAAGCCACGCCGCCGAGCGAGCCTGTTACAGTCACAATCAGACAGTATCACGCCGAGCTTGGGCTTATTGCGCCAGAACTGATGACCGTGGTAGTATGGAAGGGTCGTATCACCAATGTAGCATGGGAAAATGACGAAATAATCCTGATTGGAGAGAGTATTTTCTCGTCCCTGATGCGTATCGGCGTGACCCGCAAATTCAGTCGCGGTTGCTCCCATGCCCTGTATGGAAAAAACTGTACTGTTCGAAAAGAGGATTACTCGGTCACAGAAGTCGCTGGGTCTGTCGTTGATACTGTTGTGTCATTCAAGAGCGGCAAACCCGATAACTGGTTTGCTGGGGGCTACATTTCATACGTCAACAGCGTTAACGGTGTTATTGAACGACGACATATTGTTGAGTCAACAGGCTCAACGTTGACGTTGAGTATCCCACCACTGGGTCTCGCAGGAGGGGTTACTTCGGTAACAGCATATGCTGGATGCGACCATACGCATACAACGTGTCGGAATAAGTTCCAGAATATCATCAATTATGGTGGTCAACCGTTTATTCCGATTGCAAACCCTTTCCAAAATTCAAACATTTACTAAAGGAATCTAAATGGCATTTCAATTCATTGCTGCTATGGTGATGATGGTTATCTCCGTGGCAATCAGTTATTATTCCGCAAAACGCATGGGTACAGGCAGTACGCCTGCTCCAGACAACCCAGAAATACCGACTGCCAAAGAAGGTACAAGCATTCCCGTTGTCTTTGGCACAATACTCGTCAAGAACCCACAGGTGATTGACTACTTTGACCCTAAAACAGAGGAAATTAAATCATGACTATTGTTAAAATTGATGATGTGCTGGCATGCGAAACGTGTCACACTGGCGCAAAATACTTGGTAGACAGATACGGCGTAGACTGGTGGGATTTTTTGGAGAATGGTATTGATGCCGCCAAAATCGAACATATTGATGACATTAATGTGAAAAATGCCATCGCCGCCGCTAAACAACGCGAAGCGAAAGAAGGTGTGTAATGGGACGTAAAGCAGGTTCTCAGTTTCTCGGTTATAAATTTTACTTGGGCATGGTGATGACGATTTGCCATGCCCCTATTGATTTTGTAACAGAACTTATTTTTGGGGAGAAGTCGACGTGGTCTGGTCAAGAAACCGACAATGCCATTACGATTGATAAGAAAGACCTCTTCGGTGGAAAGGATAAAGAGGGTGGTGTCGCAGGCACAGTCACTATCTATTCGGGAATGCGAGACCAAGGATTAGACCCCTATGTCGAAGCGTTTCGCGGGGAAACATCCGCCCAACGCGGTCTGCTTACACTGGTGTTTGGTAATCGAGGTTCTGTTTCCGATGAAAATAACAATTCTTTTGATTGGGATAGAAGTACCATCAGCGAGACAGTGTACGAGGGTATCCTTCAATCCGTGGCTAGGAGGATTTATGGGAAAAACCAAGGTTACAAATGGAAAGATATTGAAAATAACCGAAAACTGGATTTTGTAAAAGTATTAAAAATAATCGCTGGGAAAGAAACTGGTGAAATAACAGACGAAATGGTGACTGCTTATTTACAGGAAATCACATCGGGAAACAGACGAGGAATTGAGTTTAAAAGACATGACGGTCCAAAGAGGTACTGGAATCGACCTGAACGTGACAAAGACCCGTTGGATATATATCACTACTTGTATGGTAGCAACAAAGCCGTTGCCACTGGCGTAACTAAGGTGATTTTCGTTGACCAACCTGCGACAGTCAACGAACACGGCAGTGATATACCCAACGGGGAGCATACTGTCAGATTCCCACTGAATGCGTTCTTTGGACGAAAAGTACACGCTAAATCATCAAAAACAGTCTCTAACACCCAGCCGTTTTATTGGGGAAACACACCCTATTTCAAGCCTGTATGGGTTCGCGTACAAGCCATCAATAACGGATGGACGCATGGCATATGGTATGCCGAGAAAGCAGCCATCGACGGAGGTGTTGTTGAGATTAAAGAGGGTGAGCAAACAACCTCTCACAAAGTTTTTGATATGAACCCAGCGCATATCATTTACAAAACGCTAACCAATGATGACTGGGGTATGGGCTATCACCCATCCGATTTAGATGACGACAGTTTTCAGAAGGCAGCAGATAAGCTTTATGACGAAGGCTTCGGTATGTCTATCCTTTGGGACAGCGCGAAAACGATTGAGGATTTCAATGCCGAGATTCTCGATACGATTGATGGTGTAATCCGAGTCAATGTGATTACTGGTAAATTCGAACTCATCCTAATCCGAAACTATTACAACGTTGACGAACTCCCCGTACTGGATGAAAACTCCATCGTCGAGGTTAGCCGCTTTGAGCGTTCTGCATGGGGCGATGGGGTGAACGAAATCGTACTGACGTACAAAGACCGTAATGAGTCTGATGTCGTCCTCGTTAAGCAGAACCTTGCTGCGATTGAAATTCAACGCGGTATTATTTCGTCAGCCCAAACATACAAAGGTGTACATACCAAACATGTCGCTGAGTTGATTGCCGAACGCGAATTGAAGCTGACAAGTAGCTCTATCGCTAAAATGTCGATAAAAATCAACCGATTGAATTATCTATTGCAAAACGGAGATGTCTTCGTTCTGAAATGGAAAGCGTTGGGTATTGAAAAAATGGTATGCCGAGTGGCATCAATCGTTCGCGGTGAATTTGACGACGGTAGTATCGAGATTGAAGCAATGGAGGATGTGTTTGGGTTAAGTAAATCCTCGTACACGCCAACTGAGGACAATACGGCTAACGACTATTTGTATCAAACACCTCGTACCGTGAAGCCAATACAAACCTTCCGCGCTATCGAGGCATCCTACCACGACCTGCAAACAATAACACCTCCTGAGAACCTCAATAGCGTAATCCGACTTGTTGATGGAGGCTCTACATACATGCTTGCGATGGCGGGGAAGCCTTCAGCGGCTACTATGAACTATGATTTGTATGCATCCAACAGTAGCAACGGCGGTCGTTTCCAAAAAGTAGCAGACGATGTTAGTTTTAACCCCACTTTCAGACTGCTGCATGATGTTGAGGAGATGCTCGACTCTTTCGGTACATACAGTTTCGATTCCATGCCGAGTGAAATAACCGATGATATGTATATCATTATCGGGGACGAGTGTATGGGTATTGAGAGAATTGACCCAGATGGCAGAATTATTGTTAGACGCGGAATTCTCGACACACTTCCGCATTTCCACGCTGCTGGTGATTTAGGCTTTATTGTATCGGTTGACAACTCGGCGGACAGAACCAACTACGCTGTTGGTTCAACCCTGACCTATAAGACGGTATCGCAGGGGGTTAGCAGCCAAACGCATCTCGATGATACGGCAGGGGTAACTCCCAAACTTATTGGTCGCGCGGCTCGTCCTGCGCCAGTGAACTCTGTCAGAATCAACGATATGTTCTATCCGACGCGGATAGACCGAAACAAACCAGCAACAATAACGTGGCAAACACGAAACCGAAAACAAATGATTCCTAGAAATGTATACTGGGGTACTGGTTCGGTTACTCCCGAAGAAGGTCAAACAACAAACCTTCGCGTGTTCGACCCGATGGTTGAAGGTGACGCGGGTGTGATTTACGAGTTAAAAAATACCGAAATAAGGAACGTGAGAGTCGAACCAATTCCAAAACAAGCAGAACTGCATTTGAGTGATTTGGGAAGAGGTCTCGTTTATCACTTCGACCTGTCGAAAGAATCGAAGCTCCCTGTTCAGGGGACTAATAGAAAACCACTGGTCGTTCATAGTGATGATGTTGTAGCGGGGGCGATTGAAGGTACTCGTCTACCCTCACTCGGTTTAAACAATTACATAGAGATTCCGTTTGATGACGCGCTCAACTCGAACACGTTCACAGTAATAGTCCGAGTGAAGCTGACAGCCAACAGCGTCATACCAATCTTCACAATAGGAGAGATTGGCGATGATGTGAGGGAAGTAGCAACTCAGCGGTTTGCTCTCGCTATCGAGCGTGGTTTAATGAGCGTTTCGGTTGGAGGAGACTCGCCTGCATATTTGAATGGATTTGTAATCCCGCCCAAACGATTCGATGGTGATTTTCACGACGTTGCGGTAACGCTAAACCTGAATGAAGGTCGCATGGAAGCATTCCTCGACGGTGTGCGCCTTATTAATAAGGAAACACCTGTTAGATTCCTATACAATCCGTCTGGGGCTGAGAATTTATTCAGCATTCGTGAGGCAAATCAAATCGCTCGCAGTAGAACCGATGACCTTTTCGGCATCGGAGAACTTCAACTCGTATCGGATATTATCGGAGTATCTCCTAACACGAAATACTCGCTTTCCGCCGAAATAAATACTCAGAAGGATAACGGGGTGCTGTTTTATCAAATCTACGATGCAAATAAGCGACCTATTAGCGACGTGGTTAAACATACCTCCTACTCATTGAATTCGAACGGTTTAAAGGAACGCTCTGTGATATTCACAACACCCGCAAACGCCATGTTTATCAGAGTAGGGTCTAGTCATCTGAGAAATGGCTTGGGTCGTTTGATGTTCGCCCAATCAGATACTAAGCCAGAGTACAACCTCCAAGAAAGAGACCGTTGGTTGTACGAATTACCACTTGAGTTTCCTGCGTATCTGGGTGTTTGTCATAACCTAACATACGACTCTTTTGCCAGCAGGGATTCGGCAATACACGACTTTGTGCTATACAACAGAGTCCTCAGTGCCGCCGAGATACGAAGGATTTCCAATCGGATTACCAGACGGGCATTTCCCGCCGCAGTCGGGTTCGAGTTGGAAACGATGCGCGACAACCTGAAGTCTTGGCAAAAGTTCCGATGGATTGTTGAAACGGTAGTCAACGAAGAGGAAGACTAGAATGAAGCATTTAACCTGTGCTATTATGATTCGGGTTAGATGCTTTTTTTTTCGTCAAGGAAGACTAGAATGAAATCCATAAAACAATGGGTGGTTGTACATTTTGCAACCGAAATAAAGCTATTCACGATACTTGTCATGTTCGCAACGGTATGTGTCATGTTGTATGACAAACACGTCAATGATGGTGCGATGCCAAACTTTTACCAAGTGAGCAGACATGACTGGTGGTTCTGGTTATCGGCTAATATCGCGGGAGTTATCATAAACACCGCTCTGCTGTTAAATACCAAATGTATTAAATGCAGATTGGTTAGTGATTTAATGTTACAATTATCAGGGTTCTTGATTTTGCTGATGGGCTGGGCATTCCTCGCAGGATATCCGCCCTTGAATGGGTTCATGATTACCTACCCTCTTTGGGGCATCCTGATAATTGTTGCGGGTCGCCACATGGGAAAACGTAATCGTGAGCTACACCGATTACAGGGGTAAGGAATAATGTGGAACGAAATACTCAACTTAAATACAATAGTTGGCATGATAGCGGCGGCAATCGCCGTGTTGATAGGGGTATCAATTAAAGAAGTCGGGTATCGAGTTTACATCTTGGTACTTATCACGGCGATACTGAGTACCGCCGCTGTGATTGAGACTTGGATGGTAGGCAGTACGGTTATGAAGTCCGCCACGGTTGGATGGGTTATCGGTTACATCGCAGATGACGTGCTTCTGACATTTAACGCCCTGCTGCCCGATTTCATTAAAGACTTGGTAGATACCATCACCGATGGAATTAGACGGAAACTTTGGAGATGGTTCGGTATTGACGAACATGAAAAAGACGATTACAATTAGATTCACCTAAATCTGATATTTTCCTTTGTTTGAGTGGGTTAAAGCCCTACGGTTTTCGAATCGTAGGGCTTTATTTTATTTGTCACCAGCGGCGACGGCTTTTTCGATTTTCGGCGCGAACATGCTTGACACGGTGCATTTAATGCGCGGGCAATCTTTGCGGTCAACGATGTCGCCAGTCTGAGGGTTGATACCCTTACCGCCTTTGCGCATAGTCGCCGTCACACGGCAAATATCGCCAATCAGCACGGTCTTACCAGTCAACAGGGCTTCGTCCAGAGTTTTGATGAAGTTGTTGTATTGGGCGGTCACCTCCGCTTTGCTTACATCGGCGTTCTTCATCAACATGTTGATGAAGGTTTCTTTATTTACGGTCTTCATTTAGTTTGTCCTTAATAGTGTTGTAAACATTAACGAGTGCGTCTTTCGACGCGGAACACTCATTATACTTGGTAATTGTGTCAAATTGCCACAAATAATTGGCTTTTGCGCTCAAATCGGTGATTTCTTCCAACGGGGCGCATGGCGCGGTTACATTACTTGGTAGAGGCGGGAGCGTTAGGTTGGATATAACGGCTTCGGATTTTGTCGTTGAGCAGGCTGATACCAGCATACTCATGGCAATTACCATCAACATACACCCCTGTACTAAGCAGTTTTGCGACTTCATTTCGCTGTATCCTTTCTTCGTTAATAGATTGCATGATGTAGGCGTTGTGCTTGTCAAACTCTGCGCCCAAGCTCTCAGAGAGGCTCTCAGAGAGCTTTTTGGTGTCAGACAATACCTTCGCATAGGCATCGGTCTTACCGCTCGTGTACGCAGCGTCTACAAGCCTTGCTACGCGGTATTGCTCAAAAGCGAACAGCACAGCCGCTACCGCCAACACAACAATGAGTTTTACCAACGGACTTGGGTCTATTTTCATCATTTCATCGCTTCCGCCAATTTAACGTGATAGCGGTTCTTCTCGTAACCAGCACCGTTATACGCGCGTGCAAATGCGCGGCATCTTTCTGGATTGGTTGAGAGCATATTGTAGGCGGGCAGAATTTTGGCTACGTTCAGAATGTAAGACACCAGCAACTCGTACTGCGCCATTTCGCTACGGCTACACGCGTGCAACATCTCAATCGGATGGTTGTAGTCGCATTGTGCATAGTATTCACCCATCACTTGGAACTTACCGATGGACACGCTCATCAATGCCGCCAACGGCTCTTTACCGATTGCCAGTGAGAGTTTCTCCCAGCTATCGTTGATACCGTTGTGGTTCGCATCCATGGTGTAGTCACCCGCCGCTGAATTGGCGAACCAAGAAGCTACACGGTTGACGGCTTTGCGCACATGCTTCCAAAACTTGTGGCGTTCATAGAGAATCTTCGGCAGACCGCTGTCGAACCAACCACTGCCCGCGCTTTCAACTTTGGCGATTGCTTTGATGCGTTTGTCGCTCACATCACCCAGTCGGCGAACCAATGAGTTCAATTCCTCGTCGGTAATCGCTTTGGCGTTACGGCAGGTCATGGCTGAAATGAATTCGGCGCGAGAGGACGTACCCCACACACCATCGACTTCCAGATTAGTACCACAGTTTACGTTTAACCATGCCTGAATCCATGCAACGTCCACGTCACGAGCCGCCGCGCGCTGGGATTCACTCAGCATAGGTGTTCTGTAAGTATTCATATTGATTATCCTTTTACAAAAAAAAGAACCCTCAGTTTACTGCTAAACCGAGGGTTTGTCGATTAGATGGTCATATCAGACAAGTCATCCGCGCTCACTTCTGCGTCAATCTGACCAATCAGATAAGAGGAGATTTCAACCTCTTGTGGCGCAACCTGTACGTTGTCAGAGGATAACCATGCGTTAATCCATGAGATTGGATTCTGCGTGGAATTCGGGAACAACATATCAAGCCCGATTGCACGCATACGCTGGTTGGTGATGAACTCAACGTAATTGTTCAGAATGTCTTTGTTCAGACCCAGCATAGAGCCATCTTTGAACAAATAGTCAGCCCATTCTTTTTCCTGCGCGGCCGCGGTTTCGAAGATTTTCACAATCTCGTCCCGATGCTCAACCCAGAGAGTCGCCATCTCAGGGTCATCCTCACCAGTTCGCCAGTAGTTGAGAATGGTCTGTGTTACTGACAAATGCAAGGCTTCATCACGGGCAATCAATTTGATAATCTTAGCATTACCCTCCATCAACTCGCGCTCGGCGAAGGCGAACGAGCAGGCGAACGAAACGTAGAAACGGATGGCTTCCAGCACATTCACGCAGACCATGCACAACAACAAACGGCGTTTGAGTTCTTTGCGGTCATATTCCTGACCCATGAGCATGTGCATCGAGTATTGAATCAGGTCGTCGTAATAATCACCGATAACCTTGGCGCGCCGCATGATTGCCTCGTTCACCATGATGTCGTCAAGGACTGTCGACGGGTTCGGGTACACATTGCGGATAATGTGCGTATAGCTTCGAGAGTGGATGCCTTCGAAAAAGACCCATGCGTTGATAAACTCTTCGATTTCAGGCAGAGATACGAGCGGCAGGAACGCTACCGACGGGCTACGCCCTTGAATCGAATCGAGAAGGGTTTGGTATTTCAGGTTACTGGTGAAGATATGCTTCTCGGCATCGCTGAGTTTACCGAAGTCGATTCGGTCGCGGCTCAAATCAACCTCATCGGGTCGCCAGAAGAAGCTGATTTGCTTCTCGTACATTTTGTCGAAAAACTCATACTTCTGCTTGTCATAACGCTGAACGTTGATGTTATTACCCAAAAACATGGGTTCGGTTGTTGCATCGTTTGCAACCTTCGGGAAGATGGAATATTGGTTATTTGAATTCACGGCAAATACCTTTCTCTTTATCACGGGAACGCTGTCTGCGCTTCATTTCAGCATTATAGAGACGTTGGCAATCACGGCATCGGTAGAGATATTTAACACCCGTTCGATATTTGTCATTCCAACGAGATGGGAAATGCTCGTTATCGAGCGGGTATTGAACACCGCAATTCTTACAGACTCGGGTTTTACTCATTGCGGTATTCCTTCTTCACAACGGCATCACCGTGTTCGTCAAAGATGATATATGCCAACTTTGCCTGCGGATTCTCGCGTTGCAATTTGCCGCATTCACGGTGCGCAGTCTTTTCGATTTCAGCCAACCCTTTGTGTCGTGCAACTGGTGTTGTGCGAGTTTCAACATACGCCTGCGCGTTGTTGTCGTATTCCATAAAACAGATTTTACGTTTCATAATCAGTCTTTCTCTTATTGGTTAAAATATGCGATTATTTTATTGTTTAACTTGGTGAGCGATTCGATGTAACGCTCGCAATCTTCGAGTCGCTCAAAAATTAAACCGCGTTTGTGAAGGTCGTCAAATTTCTCAAAATTAGCCCGATGCCTGTTGATTTCCTCAGTAATGAGACCTTTTTCGGATACGCGTATTGTGTAAAACACACGGTCAGAATCAATCTTCATCGACGGCATGTAAGGTTCTGGGAATTCAATATTTTCGACCATTACGCTCGATGCTCGACGCTTGTATTCGCAGAACTCGCTCCAAACGGGATTATCTTCGCATCAAACCCAATTACAGTCGCCATTTTTCCGATAAAGCCATAGCTTATATGGTTTATCTGTTTTCATCGCATCTTCGGCGTACTGTTTCATGAGTTCTGCATGTGGATGTTTATTCATTTTCCATTTCCATTTCCTTTTCCTTTTGTTTATCAAGCATAGTTAAAACCTCAGCAATGGAGTCATTGATTCGCATACACATATTGATGTCTGAAGTTTTAAGGGAATCGCGTAATGCCGGTATCAATAATTCTGGAATAATCTGCTCAATATCCGCAACAACACGCTCACCGTCATATACGCCATCAACATCCAATAGCTTCTGAGGATTGGTTGTAACAACACCTCGTATTTTGTTAAAGAAGTAGACATTGCATTTATCCGTCATATCAACTTCTAGCCACTTAAGCCGTGCGATACCAAGTTTTAATCGCTCGTTTTCTGTTGTTATACGGTTAACATACTCTTCAACAGTTTCGGCATCCGCAATAAAACCACCCAGCGCGTTTTGTGCAATCATCGTAGGGCTTGCATTAAGAGATATTAGCTGGTCACATAGGCTTAAATTAGCTGCTGCAATGTTTCGTAATGCAAATTTAATGTCGGCTTCTTCCATAATTTAATACTCCTTAGCTACGTTAAAATCGTTCGCTTCGTATACACGAGACTCATCGTCAATATATCGCACCCGACCACCTCTGGTATGAGTATATCGTTCACCGAACACAAGCAGTTTAATCTTACCTGACTTGGTATAACCGAGATGATTGCAATACATCAAATAGCGAATCTTTGACTTACTATTCAACAAATGCTTGCATTGTAGAAGGTGTTTGCCGTCCCAATCGGCTGGTTGTTCTTTACAGATTCTCATGGCAACCCCAACTATTCGTCTTTGCTGTCTTCAAGCATGTGGTTAAACACATAATTAATGGACTGTGATAGCTGATAAATAGCATCCCTGTTTTTGTTTTCAATACACTCATCAAGAAGCGGCTTCAACAACTTCGGCACAATTTCTTCAACGGTCAACACGAAGGCTTCCCCGTCATATATTGTGTCATCACTGAGTAACTCCTCAATAGTACCCCACGAAACACCTTCGTCTTCGTTAAAGAAGTAGAGATTTCCCTTATGGGTTATTTTGCCACCAATATCTTCCAAATAACTCAACACGGCAGAAACGCGCTTGTAGCGGTCAAGCCTGTTGAGTACATCTTCTTCAACGTCGTTTAACGATTTCGTATGCAGAATATTGTGAATAAGGACTGTAGGTGCTTTCATATAGCACAAACTCTCGGTTAATCGGTACAGTTCACGATTCGCGCTAAGCAGCATCTCGCGCAGTTCTTCGTCGGTATACGCCATTTTCAGCTCCTTCGTTTGTTGTTAAGTAGTGAGTGAATAATATCAACGTGTATAAGTATTGTCAAGAAATTAAAAAGCACTTAGCTGTATTTTACGGCTAAGTGC